CGCTTGTTATTGTGCTGTTTTAGACTTGCTCCTGTAATAGAGGAAATCGGAGATTGCTAATTATCAGATTTGTTTTTTAGTAGTCCATGTTTGACCATTATCACTACTGATTCTGAACATCAATACATCATTAGTATTGTATATGAGTTCGTGAAGTGTGTTTTCCCATTTCACAATAAAAGAGATTGATGTGCCAGTTGTTTTGATTGTTAGATCTTTGTATGTCCCTATTTTGACATAATCCTTTAAGCTGTTACTATTTAATTCATTAATTGCTCCTAAAACCGTCTTGTCTGTAGTGGTTAATTTTGCTACTACTGCACTGGTCATCTTATCGACAACATAATTCCATATCTTGCTCATTAAGGTACGCTTATTTGCCTTGACGTCTGCGTCAAGAATCATTAATTCGTCATTGTCTTCCAGTGTTTCTTTTGTAGTGTAGTCTGTCCATTTCATGATTAATTCTCCTTATCCTTATTCTGAATCTCTTCTACAATGGCATCTGTCTGTTCTGCCATAAAAGCTACCTGTTCTCTATACTCATCCTCAAGTAAAGATTCAATGATTAAGCTGATAACAGCACCGTCCAAGCCATACTCACTTGTCGCAGTATTGATGGCTAGTCGGATATAATTTCTGCATTGATTCACACGAAAATTGAAAGGTAACGTAACCTTTTCTTTCTTTTCCTCTGCCATGATTGCTCCTTTCTAAAGTATCTTCCACAAATCCTCGGATTCCTCTGGCGAGTTTGCTTGTGTAGTGGTATGAGATTTCATACATTTACACAACACAAGGTTTTCCTCAATCTGCGGTTCTCCATCATCAAGTGCTACTGTGGCAACCGCATTGGATACACGTACCGCATAGCGTTCACCCTCTTTTACTTCCATGCCCTCTTTCCAAACAGGGAAACAGCACGGCAAGGATGTCGCCTGTTCGTCTGTAAGGTTACTGGCTGTCAGTTCGATAAGTTTTCTAATCTGCCTTGCAGCTTCTGTCATGCTCATGATTCTTCTCCTAGTAAAATTTTTAACGCTGTGTCTGTTTCGCTAACGAAAATATCTTCTACATTGTCCGGCTCGATAATTTCATCATCAGCTTCAACAATAATCATTTCTCTGTCTTTACATTTCATTACTTCTTTTTTCATTACATTTGCTCCTAACTGTGCCATGCTGCCTTTACGAGAATTCCATTTTTGAATGTCATATAACAACCAGAATAATCTTGTTTTGTCCCATCACTTTCCTTGAAACGTTGCACAAAATTCATAGTTCCAGTAATTCCTCCGTCACCAAACTTAGCGTTCAGCAATTTGTAATTATGCATATCAATGTTACATCCCATGTTTATAGAGTCCGCTGTAAAAGATGAAAATGATTTACGAGCATATGTCATTTTCATAGCATAGCTAGTAGATGAAGGTGTGTCTTTCGATGCCCACGTCATATAGTGACCACCGTCGTCAAGGTCAAAATTCAATCCTCTTATAGCAAAATTTGTGTCGGCAAACCCGTTGGTTCCTATCAGCCCAACCTTGTTTGTTTCGTACCAATATTGGTTGTATCCGGCAGTCATATACACTGTTCTGAGTATATTTGTAGACCTGATTGTTCCATCAATCTCAGCACCACTACATTTTAAATATCCTGTTGGTGACATACTTGAGCCTTCCGACTTCCAGCTAATGCTTTTTGCTTGCATTCGGATAGAGTCTGCTTTCTGCTCGATGATGGATTCTACATCTTCTGAGGATACCTTTAATTTGATCTTGTCTTTGAGAACCTCGATATCAGCCATAGCCTTATTGGCAACTGTATCATCTGTGTACTTCGTTGCAAGCACCCAGTCAGAAGAATTATAATTTCCACTGGCTCTTGCGGTTTTGCAACGCATCAGATCACCTGTGCTTCCTTGCGTCCACAAGTCTCCAACATCGTAAGGTGGCACAGGAGTTGTAATAAAGTTTCTTCTCTTACCGTCTGCGGTATCTTGCGCCTTTGATGCTGTTTCCATCGCAGATACGATGTCTGCATCTTTCACTCTCACCCACTGATAAGATGTATCGACTTTCATATAGCGATAAGTGAAACCTTTGCTCTTCCAGAAGAAGAGGTCACCAACGTGCTTCTGTCTTTCGTAAGCTATAGTCCACTCAGATGCCGGATGGTTTGAATTCGTAGGCTCATAATCGTAATAGTACGTATCAATCTTTCCATCAATCTGATTTTGGATATCTTCAATTTTCGGATCATAAATGTTTTCGATGAAGTCCGTTACTGTAGAATCGTCTGTATAATTATCTTTCTTCTGCCAATCAGACGCAACGAATTCTCCGCTGTCACGGTCAACTACACATGTAAGGATATCTGTACCGGTAAACCACGCATCACCAACGTTATAAGGTGGCTTCGGCTGTGTCACATAGATGGATGACTTACCGTCAATCTCATCAAATACAGAGTCCGGAACTGGCATTTCTTCCCAATTTCCGCTTCTGTAGATGTATTCATCACCAGTTTTGGAATTCTTCCACAAGTCACCCTCATGAGTCGCTTTCTCGGTTTCCACAGTGATTGTGATAGTTTTTCCACTAACATCTAAGATTTCATTCCCGTTTACATCGCAAAGGGGCTGTGTTTCTTTTCCAGTCCAATTAAGTGACGGGTCAGTAGGTTGGAACCAGGTTTCTATCTTCTGATCGATCTGATTCTTGATATTCTCAAGGTCAGCAGCATAAGTATTCTTAACAAAGTTATTGATTGCGGAATCATCTGTGTACTTGGTAGCCTTAACCCAATCAGATGCGACATACTCACCGTTCTGACGTGATGTCACGCAACGCATAAGATCTCCATTTGTGCCTTGTACCCACAAATCATCCTTGTCATAAGGCGGATAAGGTGTCACGCTAAAGACACGCTTCTTTGTAATAGCAAGGTTCTTAGCAGCCTTTGCTTCTGCATCACTTAGTATTGACCAAGATGCACCATTCCAACGTTGTGTGGTCTCTTCTTTTGAGTTGTACCACAAGTCTCCTACATGCTTCTGCTTTAGCTCTTCCGTAGTCCACGTAGCTGACGGATCAGTAGCTTGATTGTATGTCTCAATCTTGCCATCAATCTGATTCTGCAAGTCTTTATTGACCGTTTCCAGTTCTTTTTGCACTTCGTTGGCTCTTGTATCATCCGTGTACTTAGATGCCTTTTCCCAGTCATCCACAGCGTATTCAGAAGAATCACTCTTAGGTACTCGGCATCGCATGATGTCACCATTTTCGCCCTGCATCCATAAATCGCCAATGTCATAAGGTGGCTGAGGAGTCACTACAAATACTCTTCGCTTGTGGTCTGCGGTATCCTGTGCTTTCTCCGCCACTGCAAGTGCTTTCGTAATGTCTGTATCCTGTACAAGTTGCCACTTCCATGTTGCTTCATCTTTCATGAACCGATAGGCAAATCCTTTTGACGACCAATAGAAAAGGTCTCCAAGATGCTTTTCACGTTCCGTTGATGTTGTCCATAAAGAAGCTGGCTCATTCTGTAATGTTGGTTCGTAATCGTAATACCATGTTTCTATCTGACCATCGATCTGACTCTGTAATTCTGCAATCTTTGGATCATATACCGCAGAAATGAAGGTATTCAATCCACTATCATCCGTATACTTAGTCTTCTTCTTCCAATCGGATTTCACACACTTTCCAGTGTCTCTACTTTCTACGCAAGTGAGTAGTTCCTGTGTATCTGCGTCAAACCACAAGTCTCCTACTCTGTAAGGTGGTACTGGCTCGTTGATGAATGTCTGCGCTTTTCCATCAATCTCATCAAAGACTTCATCCGGAACTTGCATCTTCACCCAATGCCCGGACCGATAAATATACTCATCATTCGTAGACAGGTCTTTCCATAAGTCACCTTCGTGCTCTGACTTTAACTCTTCAAATAAGAGTGTTATTTCATTTCCGTTGACATCAAGGATTGGATTTCCGTCTATGTCGCACCAAGCTTTTTCAACAGTGACTCCCCAATTCACCGATGGATCTATGTCCTGATACCATGTTTCAATTTTGTTCCGGACGGAGTTTTTAATCTCGTCCATATCTGTCTTGTAAATGTTGGTTACAAAATCATCTACAATACCATTGGAAATATCTTCCACAGACTTACCGGTGATGGATATTGACTCTGCATTGATGGTAACTCGTCCTGTCTCCGTATCAGCATAGAATGTAATGTTTCCATTCTTATCTTTTACAGTGAGAGAACCTGAGTTGATATAATCAGCATTAATGCCGATAGCATACAAGATTCTTGTTATCAGGTCTCCTGTGAGGAATAATCCGTAAGGATACGTCTTACCGCCATCATTTGATATACCAATGGCTTCAGATGTAACTTTGATTACATTCTTGGACTCTTCTACTGTCGGCTTATCATGGATGTATGTAATCATACTTCCGTCCGGCTGTGGTGATTCTGTCGAATACATTCCAGATGCATTCTCAAGTGTCTTATTCAGATTCTCAACAGCTGCTTCAAAGTCCGTCTTATTCTGCTTGATTTCCTTATTAGCTTTTTCATATACCTTTGTAGCTTCGCTATAATAAGTACTCTTTTGACGTTCCGGATCTTTGATTCCGCAAGAAAACGAACTACTTCCGAGATAATTGAACTCGTTGGATGTGATAAATGTTGGATAAACTTTGTCTTTCCGGTCTACCACGCAAGCCAAATCCATGAATTCGATCGTTGGATCAGGGAAGAATTCTCCACTAAAACCTCTCAGCTTAACTCCGATCAATACATCTCCAATCAGATTGATTGCATCATCTTCATGTCCTTCAATAAGAGGATTCGTGATTTCAAGTGCATAATCATCTGTACCTCTTATTAAGATTGTACTCTCGTTTTCTACTTTCTTTGTGGTCGCAATTCCAGTGATTACAACAGGATCTGTGCTAATGTCCGGATCTGACTGATAGTCCATCAAAATGCTATAGCCAGCATCTTCCACTAAGTCATCCCTATTTGTAATCTTCGATATTGCAGAAAAGTCGTAACTCTTAATAACAAGTGTTCCGTTCTGAATCACAGCATTACCAACGGCAAGCATTGCGATATATCCGATTACTTCTCGGCAAGTCACTTTTTCCGGAGCCTGTTCAATCACAAAATCATCGTTCTTAAACTTCGGACTTCCAAGCATGATATTACATGCACTGCACGCTTCTCTTAGAAGCTGTCCAGCTGTTGTTGGATAAGATAGCTTAGACGTGAAGTCTACATCTGCTTTGTACATTGAATCATAACCTACAAGTTCTATCGTATCTCCAACCGCTGTTGGCTCAAGTACTGTAAATGTACCCTCGTTTAATCTCTCGATTCTTGATTTCGTCAGCATAATCGTGTTGCCATTGACATCGAGAATTTCCCCACCTTTCACATCTCTCCATGCATCATAGCTTCTACTTTCGATGTCAACTTCAGTGAAGAGTGAAATCTGTGCATAGTAAAAATCATACTTGGAAAATCTCTCATCGATGTTATCAATGACAAGCGTAACGGACTTGGAGAGAGCGGATCCCAGTGGGAATCCATCTCCTCCGTCTTCTGTGTATCCATTACCGCTTATGAAGAAATCGTTATCCGAATCAAGTGTAAGCTTTTTGCCATTTTTCAGTGTGATCGATGCATAAGCATAAAACGGACCGCCTGACTTTATGATGTTTTTAAATTCGTTGCTTACATTCTTCATGATCTACCTCTAACTATTTAAGGTCAGCGAATATCTCTTTCGATATCCGGTGAAATCTATAACACCGGCTTTTCCGATGTCACTTGAAAACTCAGCTCATCCAGTTTCTCTTCGCCTTCTACTAAACTGACACATGGAGCATTAAAGTTTGCTGCGTAAAATCTTTTGGTTTCCCATCTATTCTCGTAAATATTAAGGTGAAAGAAGTCGAATCCGCTCTTTCCCATAACCTCTTTGAGAATTTTGCTTGCATCACTTACCTTGATGTCACTCCATTTCAGCTCATACGCTTCGATCGTGAATAGAGGAGAGTTCTTCATATTTCCCCTCATGGTTCTTCCTGAGTTTTCAGTGGAAGTAGTAGACATTGATATCTGGTATCCGTCCTCGTCCACTTCCGGTGCTGTGTACGAACCGAATTTCAAGTGATTCTGTGCCATGTTCTACCTCCTTAAGCCATCACAAACGGATTCTTTCCTGTCTGCGTTCTCATGTTCTGTCCTTCCTCTAATACTGCCTTTGCAATCTGTCTGCGGTTTAGATATACAGGAACTTCAATTCTTCGTGAGCCGTTTCCGGTTTCTTCCCTAACAATCTTTCGGATAAGGTTCTCAGGTGCTTCAATGTTGTTCCCACTCTTCTGATCTCCAAGTACTGCCATAAACTCTTTGTTTGGCGGGATAACTGCTCCTTGCGCTAAATACGGAATTCGTGGAGTTGAGATATATCCAATATTGAATCCGAAAGAAGAATAGCCTGTTAAACCCTGTACCCATCCAGGAAGATCAATCGAAATTGCATTCAATGCATTTGCAATTCCATGTTGCATGCGTTCCACTGCGTAGAGTAACTGGTTGATGAATCCAATGATTGCATTGATCGGAGATTTCACAATACCAGCAAAAGCTCCCCATACTCCACTGAAGATTTCTTTCACTCCATTCCATGCTTGACTCCAATTTGAGCTAAATACTCCAGTAACGAAATCAATAATCCCCTGGAATATTTGTTTCACGGAATCGACAATATCTTTCAGTGTTTTCCCCCAAGATTCCATGTACATTCCGACCAATCCGAATGTCTTTTCAAAATTCACACGGAATACTTTTTCAAGGAAGTTACTGAATGGTGTCAAGATGTTGTCTTTGATGAATGTGAATACTGCAACGATTGCTTTTTTCAATCCTTCTGCGATAGCTTTTAATCCCTCAGTTGTAAGTGTAGCATCGTCAGTAAATACTCCTTTGAAGAAATCTAAGAAGCCATTCAGAACTTCAAGAATTCCGGCTGTGATCTGCGATACTGTTCCAAACAGATTGATAAATGTTGTAGCGACCCATTCAAATATAGGACCTAAAACCGGTAGGATTGTTTCTATCTGCCAACTTATGAATGGTGCAAGAACGCTTTCCCATAATGTACCAAGAATATCTATCACTTTTCCGATTAATGTGAGTGCCTGTCCTATGGCATCACTGACCGGACCATTCAGAACTTCTGATACTAGTGTTGCAATATTCGAAAGAACTGGCGCAATGTAATTATTGAATACATTAAGCAAAGCTCCAACGATCATACTGAATCCATTCGTCAGTTTTTGGAAGAATGGAGCAATGTGTTTGTCGTATAAATCCGTCACACCATCTGCGACATTATGAAGAAAAGTTTCTATTCCTTGTGTTATCGTTTCAATCGGAGCAAGTAGTCCATTAATTGCAGTAATGATTTTCTCTTTATTATCGACAATCGGCTGTACGATAAAATTAATCAAATCTCTTCTGAAAGATGCTACTAATTCAGTGACTAATCCGAACGCTGTGGCGAATATCCCTATTATATTTCCGGTGATATTCTGCGCTGTCTGTGAACCGAATGTCTGAGCAAAAATCTCTGCAATTGTGGCTGCAAGAGTGCCAAGCAAATTCATGATTTCAGCACCAATGTCAAACATTCTGATGAGATAACGTTTTATCCTGTCCACATTTGCAGCAAGATAGCTTTCGATTCCACCTACTATGTTCATTGCTATGGCCAGTCCTATGCTCACAAATGCTCCGGCAATCTTCCCTAGATTGTAAATGAATTTTCTAGCAAAATTCTTCGCTGCTGCTTGAACATCTTTATCAGCAAATATGTCTCTGATGTATCCGCTAATAGAGTTTAAATCCTTCTTGAGTTCTTCGATCAGTGGCTTGTAATCTCCAAGTCCATCCCAGAATCCACTCATGAAGATGTCTCTGATCTGCTTCAGCTTGTCCAATACGGTATCAAGTAAGGATGCGAACTTATTGTCAATCGGTACTTCTTCGAACAATGGTCCGGAACCACTACCGCCACCTCCACCACCACCGGATCCGCCAGAACCACTTCCTGAGTCCTGCTTATCCATTTTGTTGATATCATCAAGTGGTGATAAGTACTCTTCCGCAGCTTCCGTAGCTTCTTTTGTTCCGTCTGCTGCATCTTTTGCACCGCTTGCCGTGTCCTTAAGACTTCCAGCATAATCTTTCTGTACCGCGATAGCTTTCGTGTATGTACTCTTTCCGGACAGGAACGAGAAGAACATACTTACATAACTTGCAGCTGTTGAAAGCATGTCAATGAACTTGCTAAGAATCGGTGCTACTACGCTAAGAATTGGTGCAAACGCTGTTGCAAGGCTGTTTTTAAGTGTCTCAAGACTTCCCCATAGCATTGATATACTGTTGTTTGTGCTACTTGAGTACTGTGCAAGGTTTGTGAATCCGTCTTTAATAGCGTTCATAGCCACAGACATTGCTCTATAGAACATGTTCATGATAAACGCTGTTTTCAGCATTCTTCCAATGCCGAGTTTCGCACCATTCGCAGCCTTTCCAGTTTTTGCAATAGACTTTGACGCTCTTTCACTTTCGCTGGCAAGTTTACGTTGTGCTGGTGTTGCACTCATAAATTTTTGCTTGTATTCGTCCACACTGCCTTTTACAGAATTGTACGATGTGTGAAGCCGATTGTTCATATCAGCTAGTTTTCTTTCTTCTACTGCCAGTTGTTCCATATCAGCAGCAGCCTCTTTCACTTTTGAACCTAGTGAAAATGCTTCTCCGGTTCGTTCCAATTCTCTAAGTTCGCCCTCTGCATAATTTATTGTATTGGTAAGGTCTTCAATTTTTTCTTTAATCCAGACATATTTTGAATCTAAAGTTCCATCGTTATTTTTTGCACTTTTTAGTATTGCTTTGTGTGCTTCGAGACTTCTTGTTGCTTCATCAATTTGGGACTTGATTTCCCCATACTCTTCTGAGTATCCAGCAACTCTTTTCTTTATTTCAGCAACCTTACGCTCCTGTGCAGCGTATTCGTTGTTCAGCTTAGCGAATGCATCAGCTTGTTTGTTGAGAGCTGTCTTAGCTTTGTTCCCCATGTCATTTACAGAGTTTGCCATTCTTCTGACAGCTGCTTCAACTTCTCTGCTTCCGGCTTTCATGCCGTCAGCGTTAATCTCTGTATCAATTATGATATAGCCGTCGGCTTGTGCCATTTCTAATCCTTTCCACCGCTAATTATATGCGGTCAGCGAATATCTCTAACGATATCCGGTTATTTATTCAATCCGAAGAGTTCTCGGAGTTCAGCTTTCTCTTCGTCACTTCTCTCTGTACTCTTCTGATGCAAGTCTACGATAGACTTATTATTTTTGTAGTATTCCTGTTCCCACTTCTCTAACTTCTTACCTTTTCTCTTCTTGTCACGGATGCTGACTACTGTTGAAAATGTGCTTTCTCCAATCTCCATATAGAGTCCGAAGAATGTCCACCAGTGCATATAGTCTACAGAACGTACATCACCGTTATTGACCTTATTCACAGCAGGTATTATGATAGGTGCATCCTGTTCCCAGTCCATTGTTCTAGGTCTAGGCTTGCCATCATTCTTGATACCGCAATCAATGAACTCACACGCTTTCTGACAGGCTTCTTGCCAGTCCTTTGGTGGCATGGAATCAAAGTCAACATAGAGGATTTTAAGCATTGTGAGTGCTTTCTCCTGTTGTTTCTCTTCTTCTGTCATGCCAGGTTCGAAGAGGTCCGGATCATTCATAGCAGAAAGAATATCCAATACTACTCTAAAATCGGAGCGTATCGAATATTCTTTTCCATTAACTTCTAATGATGTGGGAAGTTTCCACGGATCCATCAGTTGTGGTACTTCGCCACATACTTATTCATGCGACTCTGTACCTTCTTTGTACGGATGTTCATCTCACGCTCAATCACTTTTGCGATAGAGGACAGGACGTTCTCCATGTACAGTTCCCCATTTGCCAGTGGTGAGAATGCTCCGAGAATTGAGAAGAATGTCTCTTTCGCATCTTCTCCGACAAGGTAAGAGATTTTCTCCATGATGTCATCCTCTGCTTTTCTCATATCCGCATCGCTTGGATTCTCCGGCAGCTGATAGGAATTGTAGTACTCAACTACTTCCTCATATCTCTTCACGATGTTTGTGTCTGTAGGTCTGAACTCGAACTTGCCGAGAACCTTTCCTCTTTTGTTCTCAATCGTGTAGACCTTGCTACCATCATCTACTACAATCTTGTTTGCCATTGGTTTTGCTATTTTATTGCTCATTGTATCGTCCTTTCTCGCCTATTCTAATCCGAATACTTCTTTATGTTCTTCATCGTATACCGAAAGCTCTTCAGTTCAAGCAGCTACGATTTCGCCCTCTGCGAATACTGGTTTGCCTGATTTCAGAGATTCAGCTGTTACATAGCCTTTTGTTCTCGCTCCATCATCCGTGATGTCAAACGGAATGTTGACACCGGCTGTGTCTCCACCATAGCTCTGTGGCTTAACCATTACTTCCTGTACATAAGCAAGATGCTTTGTGGCTGCTGTATCTTCCACAATTACTTCGAGCATAAGAGTCTTGCAAGCTGCTCCTTTCAGACGGTCAAATGCAATCTCTTTAATCTTCGGATACAGTTTTGATGTTGGATCCGCATAGAATGGATCTGCTGATATGGAAGGTGTATATCCATTGTCAGTTGTCACAGTTTTTCCGAGAATGTTCTTCTTCTGTTCTGTGTCTGGATTCAGTTCTACAGACATTTCCTCAATATCATCACCAAGAACTTCCCACTCTGCCGTTGCCGGTGCTTTTTTAAACGATGCATCAAGATAATGCATCAACGCTTCACGCTCTAATTTCATGTTTGTTATCCTCCGTTATTTCTTGTAGAATATGTTTCTGTATTTCAAGGAGATGCTGATTGCCCAATCTTGGACATTACCATCACTCACATTATCTAAGTGAGCCGGTGTAAGCCTTATGATCTCCTCTATTTTTCTCTCTTCTGTAAGCACTGGATATTCTTCCAGCCTCTTCTGTTCTCCATTAATGACCACGGTCTGCTGTTCAAGCCACTTTCCAAGAGTGTCAAGGAATTCTTTGATACTGGCCTTAATCTTTGGAGAGTCGATTGAAGACCGGTAGATCACATAAAAAGGATAGTTGCACAACTGGTCTACTTTGCCAGTTACACTCTTCTTTTCCAGTGCAATCACCGCTCCTGTCACTGGATAGAAGGCAATACCGCCATCTTCATCTAGTGTGGAGAATCTTATCTTTTCGTCTTCCTCTAATCCTGGAAAACTATTGAGAAGAGAAACGAGTGCATCAGTTACAGCTTCGTAACCGTCTACATCGTACTTGACCGGTTTCTTACTTTCCTCCGGCACGTTTCTTCACTCCTTTCGCCCAAGACTTCACATATTGTTCCTTTGTAGCATCGAACCAATGGTCTGTTGCGCGTGGATGCGCTGTCTTGTCAAACACAAGGTCTCTGTCTGTTACCACCTTCTTTGCTCCGGCTCTTGCCCACGGTGAGCCTGTGACAGGATCTACCATAACTTTTCCTTCATAGAGGAATCTTCCGTAAGGTGGAGCACCGGCAATCACTTGACCGCTTCCTTGCATGGACCTGCTCATAATCGCAGACACGTTTCTCATGTTACCGTCACGAAACGGCATATACTTTTCCATGTCAGTGAACACTCGACCATCTAGCCAGTTCTGTGCTTCCTGGAACTGCTTTTCAAATCGGTTCAAGCTGACATTTACTTTGATATCACCTTTTACGATTGAGAAGCTTGGAAAATGAAATATTTTACTTGCCATATTACTTTCCCCCAATCTCAAAATGAGGAATCAGTGTGTAAGAGCCTACGCTTGTGATTAAGAAAACATTGTCCATCTTCTTATTCAGATAATCGTAGAATCCTTTGTTCGTGCGTGACGTATAGTCTTCATCGGCAATTACCGTTTCCGGATATTCACCTTCCAAGAAGATGTCACCTGTTGAGAATGTGATTGAACCCTCTTTGTTTTCCGTAGTTTTCCACACTTTCGGAGTGAGATAGGAAAGATTGCACACTATCCTTTCTCCTTCACGCACCTTAAACGGTACATGAAGATTAGCTGTATCAGCCGTATCCAAACCAGTTTTGGCAATATTGGCTGCCTTATCCGTAATAAGTGTGACTCCGGATATAACATGAGGATACCAATATATGGCATCACTCTTGTCAATGTATTTGTTGAATACAGTCACAGTCTTGTCATACATCGGTATCCCCTCCTAATAGAATTCTTTTCCACATTCTTTGCACTTCCACACATGATGAGTCTTGTACTCATGGTCCCCGACCTCATCAAGGAAAGTTGAAGAATATGTTAATTTTTCGTGTCGGCATGTTAACCGCTTAAGCCATCTAAATACCAGCATAGAGTAGGCACACTCCTTTCTTATCCGCAACACCTTGCAGATACTCAGAAGCCACCTGTCGAATCAGAATAGCTTCCACTTTCTTATCCATTGACGCTCGTGCATAGATGCTGTCGGATGCTCCGCTAGTCCCAGTTGCAAAGCTGATACTTTCAGCACCTGACGTAATGGACGATACTTGCTTCTTACTCACTGTACCATCAGCGTGTTTAATCACACCTACAGTGTCCAGTGATGCTTTTCTGATTGAGTCGATCTGATACAGAACTTCTGCAATCTCACAGACAGCTTTCTGAACCTTTGCATTAGATTTCTTGTCTTCCGGAAGACCATCTTCTAATCTACCAAAGGTGATTCTGTCCAAACGTTCGCTTGCTCGTTCTGCATACTTAGAAAACTCTTCCTCTGTCACGGCATCTCCAAAATATTTAGTTGTATAGAACTGATAATCTGTGTATGCCATGTCTGATCTCCTTACTCTTCTTTGCTTGCTGCCTTTTTCGGCTTTCGCTGTGGCTTGTCATTTACTTCTTCATACTTCTGTGGATTGCTTTTCATACTGGCAATACTCTCGGCATTACCAGTAGAAAGGTACAATCCTGTCTCTTTATCCAGGAATTTCATTCTTATCAACCACCAATTTTCTTATTCTTGAAAATAAGGTCCGGTGTTACAGACTTAGTTCCGAAGTGATAGAACAGCTCGATTCCGTAAGCGTTTGACAGCGGAATTTTCTCAGCGTTGTATGGATCTGCCATTACTGGCTGTGCTACTGCACCATCAACCATAACAAGTGCTTTCACATCCTGTGGAAGATGTACGCATGAGTATGTTTTAACACCGTGGAATGCGTAGAACTCTTCGTCCGCTGCACCTACACCTGGTACTGTTACCTTATCAAGATATGTTCTAATTTTTCCGTAGTAGTCCGGATCCAGCACCATGTGCATCATTGCTCTCGGTACACCGTCTACGTAATCATTCTTTGTGGTCTCGCACTGCTGAATCATCTTCTCTGCAATCTCTTCAATAGCTGTGATTCCTGTCAGATCTACTTCTGTAGCATCTGTTCCAGCAACCTCGAAGAACTTAGTATCAAGCTCAGCTGCCATTCTAAGAGCATGGTTTGCTGTTCTCTTAGCAATAAGTCCTTCAACTCCAAGAAGAGATACATCTTTCTGCTCTACTTCTTCTACGATCTCTTTGTCCTGATCAATCGGAATCGTTACCGATTTACCTTTTACACCATCACCTTTGGCTGCTGTTCTAGCTGTTCCGTAGTCCTTTGGTGTAGCATTCGCAAATCTCTTTGCTTCTACTGTTCCGGCATGTGGATCACCGGAAAGTTCTGTGTTTTTCATCTTTCCGGAAATTGTAAGTTTCTGTACGTTCTCGATAACTTTTCCATATTCCTCAGCAAGGAACATCTTTCCAGTAGTGTCGAGAAGTGTGTTTAATGACGTAATTCTTGTATCTGCCATGTTCGTATCTCCTTTAACTGTTTAAGGTCAACGATTATCTCTGATTGATAACCGTACTATTGCATGACTACCATACTGTCGGTGGTGTGTACACTGGAGTCTTATTGCCTCCTCCACCTTTGTTTGTAGGTGTTGTGAAAGTCGGCACATTCGGAGCATCTGTCGGTGCAAATGCATCTTTCTGTGACTCTCTCAGCTCGTTCATGTAATCATCGAGTCCGAGGATTTTCTCACCTTCACGTTTCAGCCCTTTCTCTTTGATCATGCTGATAATTCCTGTTCGTGCAAAGTCAGAAGTGAATTTCTCACCTGCCAGTGCTTTGACCAGAGCATCATTGAAGTCTCTCTCTTCAATCTTTGCTGCATAATCTTTCTCGCTGTTCGCAAGTTTTGTCTGCCACTCTTTCTCTGCGGTCTCTGCTTTGGTTTTCCACTCATCACGTTCTTTTGTGATAGCATCAAAGTCTTTGCCCTCAAATCCTTCAAGTGTAGACTTGGCTGTGTCATACTGTGTTTGAATGTTGTCTCTTTCCTGTGTGACCGTATCAAGCTTTCTTCCCTGTTTCTCAAACTCGGCAAGAGTCTTGTAATTCTCATTCACACCGGTTTCGATTGTTTTCTTCTGCTCATCTGTAATCTCGAGACCAGCATCGGAAAGAATCTGAATAATGTTTTTCATGTTTCATATCCTCCTCAACGTATTTTATTAACCGTTTCGTCCACGGTAGGGATTCAGACAGATAAACCTCTGTCAGGGTAATCGTGGTTGAGGGAGTCGAACCCTCATAACCATTACCACGCAAGAACAGATGCTATAGAAAGGCAGATTCACATCTGTCCCCAGCTCCATTAGGAGCAAAGCCTACCGAGATGTGCGATATCTCTTAACAGGATTCCCCTAGTAGGCTATCTTTCAAAAAAGGAGGTGCAAAAATACGATATATTCTTCACCCAATACCCATTATGAATGTTTTTGATTACTTCGTTGTACCCATCTTTAACTCTTTTTCGCACTTTCATATCTTCTTGCAGCAGCCGCACTCTTCATAGCTTGCTTTCTATCCCATTGAGCCACTTTCAATCGTTCAGCGTACTCTCTTAAGTCATTCTCTTCGCAGAAGGTGCTATACCGCTTGTTCTGAAGCTTCAGTGTGTGAGCCTTGCGGTCTAACATATTCTGTAGTTCAAACCTTGCCTTATCATCCTTACAGTTATCCACAGCGGTCTGTAAGTTCTGTATCTTCCGCTTGGTGTCACGGATCCTACGCTCCTGCACTCTCTGTTTCTTCTGCAATTCCTCAACCTTATGGTTATCGGCAAAGTTAATTTTCTTATCCTCATAAGGATTATTCACTCCATCTCCACTTCCGAAAGAGTGTCGGCAGTTCCATCCGCAGAGTCCTTCACCAGTTCCGAAGCCTGTGGTCTTAACGAAGTCCGGGAATTTCTTATCTTTTCCACTCCGTGAGTAGAATCGTCCTTGCCACCATAAGTGATTACCTGGATTCATTCCACCATTACCGGTACGTGCTCCTAAGTGAGCAGACACAAGAACGGTATCCCAGTTCATTTCTTCCATTCTCTTCATGGAGATATCGGCAGCAGCTTGTCCGACTCCTGTCCTCACGATCATCATCGTTGCAGACTCAATGCTCATCTTATAGCCAGTAGGATAGCTGACCTTAAGGCCTACATCAGTGATACTGTTAATCACATCTCTGACCGCTTGTGTGTACGATACCGCACCGGTAGATACAAGATGGTAGGCATTGCCCATCTGATTAATAAACATCCGCTGTGAGTCTTGCGCTGTGGTCCGGCAGAAGTTGGTCCATTCACCGGATGTAGCAAGATAATCTCTTTCGAGGATCCTAAGCATGGTCGGAGATTGTAGAAGAGGAGTCGGAGATAGTCCGGCTGCAAGATACACAGCATCATCCCACTTCAACGAAGTGATACCGGCATCCATGAAGGCATCCTTAATCTCTTTCTTCTGTAACCTTGTCTTGTCTGCTATTTCCTTCTGGATATCCTCTAGCAGTTCACCAGACTCTTGAAGCACTTGTATCTGCCATCGGTCTGTCTGTGTCAGCAGATAGTCCTCACCTCTGCCGAGTCTCTTCATGATTCTCTCGATAATCATGTCCATAATAGTACGATGAAGGGACGAAGATATCTCCTCCGCCCCTTCTGTTATTCTTTGTAAGTATTCAGGTGTTAGCATTATTCCTCACCATCTTTATCATTTTTATCATCCTTTGTAATGATTGCAAAAAGCAAAATTGTTACGCAAATGACAAGAATATTCATAGTTGATACCGCCATATTGTCACCGCCTTGTTTATTCTTCAGTATAACAAGTGTTTGCCAGTTTCTTGTACACATCTTCATACAGCTCCTGTTTGTCACCATTGTATGTGTATTCTGCATAAATACCATCTCCACTGACCGTAGTAGATGCAAGACATTTATAGTTCTGCAAAGTCTTGCACGACCAAACGGTAAATACATTACTTAAATCAATCGGTGTTGCTTGTCTGTGCTTCTGATACCATTCAACCAGTTTCTTTTTACATACACTCTGAAAGTGATCCATTCCTGTGATAATCATTTCTAATCCTCCTGTTCGCTAGGACGTTTGCTTATTGGCTCTACTCCAATCAAGCACCCATTTCCGGCATATGCTATAAATTCAAATTTATTATTCACAACAACCTTTGATGTTTCGCTGAAAGGCTCTATCAGTTGATATGTCTCAAATATTGGCATATACAGTGCTTTTGGTGTTTGCCAGTACAGTTTCCTTTTACCATCAAGTTTCCATCCGGCATCTGTAGTAATTGTCTCAAACCTTAAAATTCCAAGAACTTCCTGCCCTGTTGTTTCAATATGTGCAATTGTTTTTTGTATCATTCCGCAAACACCCAATCTTCTGCAAGCATATCCGCCTGAGAAGCCAACCATCCCATCTGTACTCCTGATGTTCCTACAAATGCAATAGCCATGTTTCCGATAGCATCATGTTCACAGTTCACAATCTCTCCATTTGCTGTCATGTATGAGATACCAATGGCAAGCTGTATGTACTGTTTCTTACCGTTCCACCCTTTACGAGCAACTTTAAGTCCTCTTTTCAGATATCGAATAGCATCGTCAAAGCCAAATTCTGACCATCCACCAAGAACAGCACAATTACTTTCATCTGCAAGCATCCAATCATCTCTCTGTGTGTGCATGAAAGTATATTCAACTCTCTGAGCTTCACGAATATCAAGATTTTTTCCCTGTCCTTCATCGGAATCTTTTGGTCTGCAATGAATCATAATTGTCTGTTTTTCATCATCCCAACACCAGTATCCATTCCAACCAGGAAGTTTTACCTTTGCACCATGTTTCATTGCTTCAAATGCTTCTTTAAATGTCATCGTTCATTTCTCCTTTCATTTCATCATTGGAACCATATACATTTCTTCTGTTCTTTCATATTTCCGTTCTAGTTCAAGTTCGTATTTTTCAATTTCATAATCGATATTCCCAATTACGTTGTTCTTTTTCTTGTATTCACCAATAACGTGATTTACGAAATAATTGAATTCTTCTCGATTCTGCTCTTCCGCATTATCGTACAGTTCATCACCACAAAGCGGTAAGCAATTTTCTCCGGTTACTACGGACAGTAGCAAGATTCCATATTTTTCTTCCGGCAAGTATCTTTCCTTATGCTCATGCACATGCTTAACAATTATATCTCCCCTCTTAGATACTCCGATTGGTAATGCAGTAAAGCATGTCGTATAACTGCCTAGAATCCTTATCCGAAACATCACGTACTGCGTAATCGAAGTGATTATTGTTCTTCCTTGTTCCTTGTAACGTGGGAATATCGGCATTGTAAACATCTTACAGTCTCCTTTCTTTCTGCTTCTACAACGCACCTACACTCTTAAATGCTTCCTCTATCTTTGGATACTGGATAGCAAACCAGTCCACTATTGTTTCCTCGTGTCCAAACTGTTTGTAATGTTCAAAGTTCGGTCCTAATCCGCTTTCGCAAAGAAAAGCATGTATGATTTCGTGACGCAACTGCTTCTTCATCAAACAGTCGAAATCACCTAACTTGTTCACGTTATCAGTTCTCAATTTGATGATTTTAGATGTATAGTCGCAGTATCCGTCATATTCTGCATCTTTCATCTCTTCACGGATAATTTTATATTCAGTTCCTAATACGTTTACTTTTTCCATTGCTACTCCTCTCTTAAAAAACGAAATAGGAGGGTTCGAACCTCCATCTCCAGCTCTTGCGCTGGCACTCTACCAATTAAGCTACATTTCATTAGCAGGTGGACAGTAATCAAACCACCTCTGCTACGGTTCTTTGACAGTACGAAGAAAATAATAGTGAACATTGTAATAACACTGTGACTATCGTGCAAAAATGTGAATATTAAATCCTTGACAGGAACTCCGCAGCTAAAACCTGTCGGTTACAATTTTTTCAAACATAATTAGGTCTTCACCTTATTCAATCATGGTAAAAGTCATGTTCTGCCACTGTGATGATAGGTCTGAGCTTTCGAGAGCGACTCTTGGCTTCCTACCACGGTCTAAGCACACACTGGTTTGATACCAGTAAATTTCACGGTTCTTTCAGATTATTCTTGCTTAATGTTTTTCATATCGTCTTTTAAACACTTTATCAGAATTAAGAACTTGCCATACCGCTACTTTAACGAATCTCTTGTGTTATACTCCGATTTCTCAGATTCAAGGCAAATCAGCTTATTGAGAATTTCCAGTTAGTCCGTAGTCTCTCACACCACTCACATCACTGGATTATTTCTGCACAGCAGACGTCTATTATTCGCCGACCACAAGGATTCTGCATTTGACTTCTCTATGATGATACACTGCAAGGCATTGTTGACGGTTTCCATCTCCACCACCAGAATCACTCCCAGTGGAAAGAATCAGCTTATCCAATATCTCGAACAAACCTATCTCATCACCGTTGCATCTCGGCATGACTGAAAAATCACTCTTCACCGAGGTAATCATATTTGAAAATTGCCGTATAAGGAGTCGAACCTTAATCTTTCACTTGGGTAGGGTAGAATGAACGCTTTACCGTTAAGCTATACGGCTTCCAACTACACTGTAGTAAGGAAAAATTTGTTATGAAAAAGATCTCTCTCCGAGTTCCGGAGAAAGCTATCGTTCGGATTCGAACCGAAAACCTGTTGATTCGTAATCAACTGCTCTATCCATTTGAGCTATGATAGCTTAAGCATCGAGCGTGAACCAAGAAAAACCGCTCGATGCATTATTTTAGGTGTTCCCGGGGAGATGACAAGAAACCGGGAATAGGCTTGCCCCGGTTATGCTCCGAGTCTATGTCCTACTAAGGAACAAGCCTTAACCGCCATCTGACGGTTAGTAGCAATATTTATAGTGCTGTACATTGCACTGTCAAGGAATGAAAAACGAATGAACTTTTCGTCCTCAAGTACATAGTACCGTATTCGCCTACTTTCATTGTCCCCATAATTTACTCATCTTGGAATTTATCGAAGAGGGTTTCGCCTTTGTCACTGGCTTCTTCAATCATTGCTTTCGCTTCTTGCTCTGTCATCCCTTCAAACTTCACGAAGTACATCCATGCCGGTACTTTTCCCTGTACTACATAATTCCACCAACGTGCACGATCATCTTCAAGGTTGTACACAAGGTCTTCAAACTCGCAAGCTGTCTGATATCCGGAAGCTGGAATTGTTTCGTTCGCTGTTCCTGTAGCGTAGAGGATATATAAAATTCTGTGGATAACTCCATCATGATTCTTTCCGTCTAAGATTGTACGGAATGATTCGATTGTATGCAGCGTTCTTCTATCGTCTGATTCCACTTGTGTTGCTGTCTGAATTCCTCTAGTCTCGTCAAACGAGAAGTAACCATTTGAAAATCCGCACTTGTATCCGATGATGGACAGATAGAAGTTGATGGCAGCAGTTCTCTCAGCTACCAATATTGTCGGTACGTGTTCTTGTATCGTGCTGTCTGCATCAATTCCCATCTCAAGTCCTTTCACGAATCTAGGAAGCTTGATGCCATTCTGCTGTGCGTACTGGATAGTAGTCTGTGACACGAATGTGATGTGTTGGCTATCTTCCTGTTCATCACCCATCTTGTTCATAGCTACATCAAGCCATCTTAACTCTTCGATACACTCAGAGAATGCCGGTACTGTAAGTGGAGATTCCTTGTCGATCGTGTTCGCATAAGGATTTCTCCAGTAGACGAACAGCGGATATTCCAATCCTCTAACATCTACTTCCGGAAGAATGTCTTTCCATTCGTCTACCTTATCCAGTGATATCTCTGATCCGATGCGGTCTTTGTTTTCGCTCTTGAATGCTTTCGATGAAATCTTATAGACTCTTTCACTACCTACATCTTCGAACCTGTGGTACTCCGCTTTCGTGTAGTACTTATTTCCTCTCTTGATGTATGAGAAGAACACAGCTGCAAGTACATCACCGTTAGTGTTGGTATCTGTGATGATGAAATAATCCGGATCCAGGAACTCAATTCCTTGTCCGTCTGTCTTAATCATCATTCCGCAAGTAGAACAGCTCTCTTCCTGTTTCTCCTGTAACGCGTTCAACACTTCATCAAATTTCTTCTTGAGCGCATCGTTACCATCAATCTCGACATTGACATTGAACAGTGTAAGGTTTGCAATCTCCCGGCAAATGACATTAGAGAACCTTGTCGGTTTGATTGTTCCGTCCATGCACCATGTCGGCAGTCCTGATCTCATACCCTTATACAAATCTAAGGCAGTCTGCATATCAGAAGAGCGACTTACCTCAATTCCAAATATATCTCTTACTTCGTTTACTCCAAACATTCTATTAAATACCGCCTTAATTTTTTGTATTAGTCTCATTGTTCCACACCTATTCAAACATTTCTTTGTTCTTTTCCATCCACTCTTTGTGAGACTTGCTTATTCCTTTTCCAGCAACGTGTGCAATGTAATAAAATTCTCTTACAGATTGCGGACCATTTTTATTAAATTCGTAGCATTTAAAAAGTGCTCGATTCTTTGACATAAAGGTAAAAGGTAGCGGAAGTACCTTGTTCACATCCTGTATAACATAGCCCAGATCTGTTTCTCTAACGTAATACCTTGCTTTAATCAATATTTCCACCTCAATCTTCTGCGTAAGAATGTGTAGACATAATATCTTGTATCATCCATTGCATGATCGTTCTCTTTGATCACCGTATCATTGTTCTTTTCCTCATCCCAACAGTACAGACCAAACTCATTGATACAGCTTGTACAATCCTTGTATATCTTTAGGAGTCCTTTGTTGAGCATCGTAGTGACCACTCGGATTCCGTCCAGTACATCATTGTCGGCTTTCTTCACGGTGTATTCTCCGTACTTCTTGATTACCTCAATGAACGATGCAGCAGATGGATCTATGATGATACATGATATTTTTCTGTCTCCGATCAGTTCCTTCAGCATCTTGTAATAGGCTTCATCATCTACACGCTTGCCGGCTTCTCTACTGTTGTAGTACAATTCAGCTTCACGCTGTGAGTTCTTCCCATCGAATGCCCACAGACCGGCTGAGAATGGATTGACCGTACCATAGTCGATTGACACGATGTATTCCAATGCCCCACTCATGTGTTCATCGGAAACATGCTTTTCTTCATCAAACATGGAATAGACAAGACCTTCAGCCACACACCACAATCCTAAGATGTACCGCTTGAAGAACACACCTACATACATGCTCCGGTATCTTTCCTTAATCTGCTCAGACAGTGAGAGATTATCGTCCATAGTGAAATGCAGATAGATGATGCGTTTCTCATCACACTTATCAATCCAATTAACCTTGAACCAATGTCTTGGACTGTTCGGATTGCAGTTAAACCAAAACTTCGAACCGGTAACAGAGCATCGTCCTGTTGCCTGGTTGACGAATGACTCTGGCATCAGAGCAACCTCATCGAAGAACATACCGGCAAGAGTGATACCCTGAATCAAGTCCTGTGACCTTTCGTCCTTACCACCGAAGATGTAGAAGAAGTTCTGTGTATCTCCCTTGCTAACCACAATCAGATTGTCTGATCTATGGTCCACAACTTGATATCCTCGGCTTTTCAGCATCAATTTCAACCAAAACAATACGTTTCTTCGGAATGATCCGATTGTCTTTCCAGCCATACCGAAGTTCTGTTGGTTAAAACTTTCCATTGCCCACAGCACGTAGGACAGTGACATGCACAGTGTCTTACCACTTCTGATTGCTCCGTCCGCTATAATTCCATCTTTGTCCTTTACCGGACTGCTAGGACACCACCATGTCAGCACCTGTTTCTGCTTTCTTGAGAAAGGCTTGAACTCAAATCCTTGTTTCTTAGCTTTCTCTTTCATAGCAGCAGCGCGTTTCATGATTCCTTGTCGGACAGAAGCTAATCTCTCCTCAAAGTTATTCATCATCTGTCCACACCTCACTCGCTGTGGAATTCAGTGCATCCATGAAGTTGTCTTTTGCATCTTCATCAGATCCATTGTCTTTGAACTGTGCTTCCAGTTTTGCAAGCTCAAGGTTCATCTTCCTATCGTCAACGTTACGTTTCAGAAGTTCCTGTGCTGCTTTGGTTCGTTCAGACAAGGATGCGTCTAGGTCGAACTGATCTTTGATTTTTCCTCGCATGACATCAGTTAGATACTTCATGATTTCCTCAATATCTGCTATGTCTTTACTTGCGATTTGCTCCTGTCTAGCGTTGATATAGTCCAAAATATGAGGAACTTTGAGGTTATCAGCTCCAGTTCTATATGCTGTCTTTTCACTATATCCGGCATTCTTTGCTGCCTGTGTTGCGTTCCCAAGTTTCAGGTACTCATCACAGAACTTTTTCTGCTTAGGTGTTAGCTTATCCTTAGGCACATTTAACCACCACCCTTTTCTTTACTGTCTCTTTTCTCCCTGTGTTCCATTTGACACTTAATCATCTGTAGTACATTCGTCCTCTCTGTATGTATCCCATGTCCTTGACGGAATAGTTCACACTGCAAGATGCTCCCACAGTGCGTGCATTCATCTGTTATTTCTCTATTAGCAATCCTCAAGACCTCACCTCATCCCATATATCTTTCAGACAATTCACTATCTCAAGCTGTGATGTTGTTCTGATCAGTTCCAGATCTTTCTCTTTCCATTCTCCATGCCTGTCTCTTCCTAGTGCCGGAGTAGATAATATATAGATGTTAATGAGTCTGTTCTGTTCAGCTGAATAGAATTGCCTTTGGCTGTACTTGATGATTAAGCCTGTCTGTAATATTGCTCTTTGTAGCTTCTTGGATATCCCATTGAGATTCACCTTTCTATCCCTCCCAATCAAAAAAAGATTCCACATGATACAATGTCTCTTATATCATTGTACCTAAACGAAATCTTTTTGTTGTACCCATAATTAATTATTTCTTTCCGCTTCCGTTCCACCATGCAAAGAAATTCTCTGTCCGTCTCTTTCTAGCTCTATCATAAGTGGTAGTAGTTCTACTTGGATCATAATACGAATCTGTGTTTCCTTTTTCAGGTAGTTTGGAATATTCATGCATCTTGTCCGCAATCTTATTTTTTGCTGTTAGCATATTTTTATATTCTCTTGCGAGTTTCTGATTTTTGTACAATGCATCTGCGCTTCCAAGTTTTGCAATCTGCCTTTGTAACTCATTTAATCGGTCAGTATAATAATGACTAACTCTTGTAGCTTCTTTCACTCCACCGATTTTATCAATGAAGTCGAGTTTTCCGCTCTGCGCAGCTCTTTCAAGTTTACTATCTTTCTTTACCGTTCCACTTCCTCGCAAAGCATCACTTTTCTTTGATGCATTGTAAAATATTTTTGCTCCCATTTTGGAGACTGGTTCGCCCCCCCCAATGGCACTTATGCTTCCTCTACCGCCCATTTTTCTTCCTTTCCGTCAGTGATTCTCCAAACGATTTAATCTTTACTATGTTGCCCTGACACTCATCCGGTATCATTCCGTAAAAGATAATTGTTTCCGGCTGAAGCCTTGACATCATTTCATTGTATCCCTCAAGAAACAGTTTCTTTCTCTCTTTGCTGTTCATTACACCAACACTGGATACTGCAACAGCTCCACCAACCGGTTCACCGTCAAAGCACCAGGAGAATGATTCTTTATCACTCCAACTGATTGTAGGTATCACATCAATCCCGTTCATCTGCATATAAGCACCAATCCAGTGCTTTCTAAAATGGTTATACAACTGTAATGCTTTAGGGAAATCTGTATACGTGCTAAAGTCCGGACTCATTACACACTTGAAGTCCTGTAACATGTTGATGTAGGTATCAGGCTGCGTCCATAATCTGTTAAACTGGTAATCGTCAATAAAGAAATGGATTCCATGATCTGCTCTATCCTTACAGCTTTTCGCATAGTTGAATGATAGGAATTCGCATGGATTGTATGATGTAGGCTCTATCTGTGGTATTCCATATTCGCCAACACCATCAAATAGCATCTTCTGTTGATTTTCGTAGTTCTGTGTACTTCTATACATAGAAAAATCCTCACATTCTACATAGTCTTTATAACTATTGTAGATTATGAGGATTTTTTTGTTGTACCCATCTTATAAATAAATATTTTCTTTTTTCATATTCCACTCATCAAGTTCTACGCATAACGTATATTGATTTCCGTCTCTTGTTGCCAGTGCCTCATGCATATTAAGTTCGTATGTATAACAATTTCCATACAGATCTTGAAACCTCAATTCCGCTTTTCGCTCTCCAACATAGTTCTTCGCTGCAACGCTCTCATCTTCTACATTTATTCCGGACGCAATATCAATAAATTCATAATCCCCCTCTTCTATCGCTTCACTTATAATCCAGCCACGTTTTTTTCCTTCTATATTCATCTTAACTTTTAATGCCGGCCCTCGTCCAATATTTTTTATTTGCAACACATAATCGTTGTCTGAATAAACCTTTTCATGTTCTAACAATATTAAATTGCATCTTTTTTTCGCTGCATCTTCACTATTTTCAAATTCTGTTTTGTGAACTTTTTTAATAACAAAATAGGGTTTTACTGCTTCGCGTCTGTTGAGTTCAACCTGATCTTTCAATTCTTGTTTCTGAATCTCATAATCTTTTCTATCTTTTTCTTGCTGTAATTGAAATGTCCATTTAACTCCAAGTACAGTTGCTACTGCTCCCATCCCACTGCCTATATAACTTCCAAAAAATCCCAACCAGTTTGCTTTATTTATTGCGCTCGGGAAACCATTTTCAGCTACAAGCCAAGATACAATCAATCCTACAATAAATATCAATCCTATTATGCATGGCATCAACCAATTTTTCTTTTTCATAATCGCTTACAATATAAGCATGATGTAACATTACGTAATGATACACCATGCTTTTCCTCCTTAGATTTATTATACTAATATAAAAGTAATTTGTAACTTTTTCAACTATTTACAATATACTTCTTCCAAGTAATGTCATTAATCTGTTGTACTCTTCGATCACCTTTCTTCTGTATCCCTGGAAATCCTTTCTCTGCATCGGAATGTATTCCCTTTTGCAGATATTATCGTATCCAAGTCCTGTTGTCAGATTAATGAAGAGGAAATTTGCTATCTCCGGCTTTACGTTCTGGCAGCTTTGAAGAAGAAGGACTTGCTCATATCCAGTGGCTTTCCGGCAGTAGTCAATAATCTTCTTTCCCTGTTCATGAGTGATTCCGTAATCACTCAGATAAGTTTCTCTTACGCTCAATGGTATCCACCTCCCACGCATGCTTTTATATCTATCCCAACTCTTGTCAGTCATTCATTCGGATCTTCTTGCAAATAATCACCTTGTATCCTTATCAGCTTCCTTGCCTGATATGCCGGACGGTTAAACTCTTCGCTTGCTTTCTTGTCTACCGGTCTTTCTGCCATTCCACCATAATGCTGTTGCAGATTCGCCTTGATCTCTGCCGGGCATCTTCTTGTCTCTGTACTTCTTTTCACTGTTCATCACTCCAATCCAATCTCTGACCGCAACCGCTACAATATTTTCCATAAGGCTTGTCTATTCCTCTAACTGAAACCCTATCCTAATCTTCTCCACTTACAATGTCTTGTGTACATCCAAATCACTTGTCCTCTTTCTTCGTGGACAACTAAAATATCACCTATATGTCTCTTTCTCCGTCTTCTGTTGCTCCACGCGCATTCCGGAAAATTATCTTTCCTCGGTCTGTATCTTCCGAAAGCTCCATGATGCCACACGTTAATTTTTCTATCATCCATCATAATCTTCTCCTATACCCAAGCAAAAAGAAACGCAAGCGCAATCGCAATTGCATGAAATAATTTCCATAATACCCACGCAAGTTCACTTTTTTCGTTCCGGCGATTATTAATCAGATATATCCATATTGCACTATAACCGATTATTCCAAACACAATGCTTGCGATTCTCAAGCCTAGCTTAATCTGTTCCATGCACATTCTCCTCTTCTAACAGTTCAGGATTGTCAAATATGTTGCCTACAACTTCCATCTCATTTAACTTGATGTACGTGTCCGTAAGTGGCATCGAATAACAGAACGGCTCGCATTTACTTAATTCATCCGTTGGAATCACTTCATAATGCCATCCAATTACACTGTCTATTACTCCTTCGCTTTCCACTTCTATGACGTCAAACTCTCCGAATACTGCTTTTACAAGATCATCCGGATTACCATGACACATCAAAATGTCGTTTTCCCATATTTCCTCGCCTTTTAAATCAGTCAAATTCGCATATCGGCAAATCGTATTTTCATCAATCAGAAATTCACCCTCAAGACTTTTATCGTAAATATAATTCTCGTCACTAAGATAGCCATGTACCCATGTTCCGTTGAGATGCTCATTACCTGAAGTTGCATGAATATGTTTCGCTCTGAAAAGCATTTCTCTATTCATAACTGTCAACCACTTCCAGCTTCTTCAAGTCCTCGATTAACCATATCTCTTCATTGCCTTCCCATTTGACCATTGGAAAGTCTACATCAAAACGGCGATTTAAACTAAACCAATTAGTAAGACCGTCTTTATATGTAAATAAAGTACCATCTTTATCTCTTACGATGTATTTGAATTCTTCTTTAAGATATTCCAAAAAAGCTCTGTCCTTTTTGCTTATCACTATCACTGGCTTTTCGATGTATTCGGATTCTGCCCATTTTTTTAATGCTCCACAACACGTGTCATCATTATATGTACCACCTTTATACAACGCACAGCAATCACATTTGATAATATTGCAATTGATTGGATTCCCGGTAGCTTTAGATACTGCAATATTAGGTTCATTACACGCAAGCTCCGCAAGCTCTCTTGCATATTTTTCTTTATTTCTCATCTCTTTCACCTCGTTTCACAATGTCGATAGCGTTATCAATGGCGTTTGCGATATTCATATAAGCATAATCATTATCTGTATCACCAGTGTTTGCTACGGTTAGGTAATAACGCATTTTCAAATTTCTAAGCTCTCTTACAACTTTCTCCACATCAAACGCTGTCGGTTGTTCCTCTACTGCTTTCATGCACTCTTGTATTGTCTCGTAGATTTCTTTCTGACACTTACTGTCATTGTATCCGAACGGAGCTTCTTGCAGAGCATAATCATTCAAGTGGAGTATCAGCTTATCCGCATCAATTAATCTGCTCATAATCATTCTCCTTTGTACGGCTTCGGTAGTGGCATCCAGGCAACAATTGATTTTGTCGTATGTTCATAGATTCCTTGAAAGTTTCCATTTTCCCAATATCTCATTTCTGTTACTATTCCGCTGTAAAAACATACAATTACATCCGTGTTATCCTCCGGCAACCTCTCACTCACTGGAATCCACTTCTGACTTTGCAGCGCAATAGCAATTTTCGCAAGTTCGATAGCGTCAATCCATTCTCCACATTTTTCTTTTTCCTCAAACTCAGCTAACTTCTCAATAGCTTCTGACAGCTTGTTCTTGTCTTTAATTACTGCTTTTCCACAGTGGTATGTTGTTAATCTCTCTTTCATTCCCTCACCTCTTCCAGCAAGCCATTCACAACCAATTCACACTCAATCTCGGTTGCTGTTCGCTTGTCGCTGAATTTACAGTTTGGATTCTTGTGGATCCTTGCATCTTTGATCGGCCACTCAGTTTCAGTAAAATGCTTACTGTCCACAAACATCACTCTGTGTCCGTTCTTCACGCAGAGATAGTAACTCTCTGCGCTTTTCGGAAGTCCTCGGCAAGGCTTGAATCCGAATCTCACAAACTCACTTGCCTTTACTACTGGTTTTAGTTTCATTTCTATTCCCTCTTTCTTCTTGCCATGACCATGTGCTTTCCACTTTTCTGCAATTCACCATAAATCGAATCACATATTGCTGATATCCCAATGTTTCTCGACAGACTCTCAAAATAAATTGTATCCGTCTTTTCCCATGTCCTTGTCGTATGCCGAAAACAAATGCTTTCCGCATACCGGGCAATAATAGCTGTTAAGATACCCCAGTTGCCCCGGCAATGTTGGGTATTCGCTTTTCTGGTACTTTGGTTTTCTTGCTTTCCTTGCTGCCACGCTTTATCCCTCCGTTGCTGCCTTTATCAATCTTTGCTGTATTGTTTCAAAATCCCACCATATCGAAAAGGCTTATCTTCCAGTGTATTCTTCCCTTTCATGTGATTTCTCCTTTTCTTCATCAGTCCTCATAATTCATTACAATTGTAATTACTTTTACCAGTACTTTCTGAAGCTGGTCATAAATGTGATGATCGTCACTGCCGAAGTGAGAATACAGCTTTGCATCTTTATTTCCTCTGTCATAGCATTCGCTCATGAATTCAAAACAGTACACATCATCTTCCTGTATAATTTCTCCGTTTTCTCTCCACTCATAAAGGATACGTCCCTCGACCATTTCATTTACGGCATCTTCAGAATCTTTGCCATTATTCAGATACCATACACAACGATCAATATATCCAAGCTTGTCGCAATACCTATATTTTTTTGCGGTTTCCTCTGTATAATCTCTGAAAGATTCTTTTATCTGCTCTTCAAAATCTTCCGGCAGATTAAAAATATCCACTTCAATTCCTCTTGGTAGTTTAACTACATACTTTCTCATAATTCGTTACTCTCCCTCATACATCTATTCGGTTTTATCTTCAAGTGCCATCTCACTAAACCTCTTCAAAACATCAGGAATATTCATTCTCTCAATTGTTTCTTTCGCAAGATTCTCTTTCAACTTCTGTTCCAGTGACTTCACAAGACTTTCTTCCACTTCTCTTTTTGCAGTAGCAATCATATTTTCTACTTTTGCACCAAGTTCTTTTTCAAGATATTGCCTTGTGAGTAGTTCAGCCATAGATAATTCTCGCTCACTCGAATAGGTGGTAGTATTTCCGTATTTGTCATACCTTTTTTCCTTAGAAAATGCTTCAAATCTCTTTCCAACATATTCAGACAATGGAATGTATTTTACATCACTACTCCATGAACCTGTTCTTGTCGGCATCATGATATTTGCAATCTTTTCTTCTGATACGGTCTTAACAAATTTGTCTACAGTATCTTGAATCGTTCCTTCTGCTTCGAGAATCTTATCTGCAATAGCTTTATCCACTCTCTGTACAGCTTCATCTGTTGCTTTCCTAAGAAGTGCATCCTTGACACCTCTTACAACCTGTTCTTTGATTTCTTCATCAATAGTGTATCCGTTTTCCTCGTCTACCCAGTCCAGTTCCACTTCAATAATAAATTTAGCCATTATGTTTCGTTCCTTTCTCCTTAAAAATGCGTAAAAAAATACCAACCACCGATATTGATGGTTGGTAAGAGCAATTTTAATCTTTTTGAATTCCAGTTCCATTGCAATGCTTGCATTTTACCAAGTCGTATCCAACTTCCTCGAGAGCTCTTTTTCTACATTCTCCCATTGATAACGTTCCCGGAGCATCATACCTGTCAAATATTTCTGAATATTTTTCTTCATCTCTAGGTTTTTTGAATTTCCCGGTTCCTTCACACCAAAAGCAAGTTCTCATATCGATATCCTCCTCCGTCTATTTGATACGAAGATTATACCACTCCAACCATCAATATTCAATTGTCAAGGTACTGTTATTTAAGCAAATCTTAATTGTTCCTGTGTATCATCAATGCTCATGTTCGGCATTCTCTCACCGACTTTCAGATACGAACAATTCGCTTCTACAAGTTTCTGCGCCATTATCGGCACTACACTGTTTCCAATTCTCGCTACTTGTTTCGCAATCGGGTAATTCTTCCAGTTATAGTCCCTGTTAATGATGTAATCCTTTGGAAATCCTTGCATCAGTTTTAATTCTTCTGGTTTCAGCATCCGAAGAAAAATGTCTGATATGATGTATTTCTCGCCCTTGATATCCAGGATTACATTCACCAGTCCAAAACGGTCTTTCGTTGTGATCGTATCAAGCGGTCTATTCAGTGTTTGTCCGCACCCACCGCCGTAATACTTAATCAGAAATGCTGATACCAAACCGAAGTGACCCGGAGATGTCGTAATTGTATGTAATGGTTCATCACGCCCCTGTCCAATCCCCGTCTTGTAATATTTCGTGATAAATGCTGTCACAAGTCCGTATCTATTCGATGTATCAATCGTCTTGATCGGTTCTGTCAAAAGCTGTCCTCTTGAATCACCGGCTCTTGTCTCTCCGTGATATTGAATGATGTATGCCAGTGCATCTTTGTTTTTCACGATATACGGAGATTCTGCATCGATGATGTATTTCTTGATACCGTTTGCAATTCTCTTCTGTGTAGCTTCTGCAAGTGGTTTCTTCCGCTCAAATATCGAACTTCCAAGGTCTGACCAGTCAATGTAATCTCCACAAGGTTTCCACTTCTCAAATCCGATGCCGTCTGCACTGTGAGTCTGCTTTGGGAATCTGATTTCCCGTCCATCTCTACGGAATATCGCATACCATCTCTTTCTTGTGGTCGGTGCTCCGTAATCTGCAGCTACCAGCTCTCTACTACCAAAACGGTACCCGAGGCTCTTCATTGCTGTAATGAATTTTTTATAATCCTCACCTTTTTTCTCCGGTATCGGATAACCTTTTTCGTCCAACGGACCCCACTGTTGTATTTCTTCTACGTTCTCCATAAGAATTACATCCGGCAGAATTGCTTTTGCGTGCTTATATACCGCCCACGGAAGTATCCTCAAGCCTTTCTCTCTTGGCTTACCGCCCTTTGCCTTGGAATGACTTGTACAATCTGGGCTCGCCCACATAAGAGCCACATGCTGTCCTTTTATATACTTCTTCAAGTTAACCTTGAAAATATCCTCCGTCAGATGAAGTGTGTCCTGATGGTTCGTCTTATGCATCAATATGGCATCTGGATCGTGGTTGATTGCTATGTCTACCGGTCTACCGAGTGCCATCTCAATTCCTACGGATGCACCCCCGCCACCGGCAAAGGCGTCTATAATTAAATCTTTCATATCTTCGAAAGGAGCCGATATATCTTTGCCCGGCCGGAGCTCCGTACTCCTTTCTGTTTGCTTTAATCAATAAATTGTTCCGCTTTGAATCTGTCTCCCATATCAATAAAATATCCATATAGGAATTCTTTTTGCTTCTTCGTCAGATTTCTCATGTTTGTCACAATATATCCACCGTAACCATACGGATTGTGTATTAAACAATATCCTTTTACTTCTTGTAAGAAATCTCTTTTAAGATGAACATATGCATCCTTATTTTCATCTCTCCATTTCCGATATTCATCGTTAAATCCCTTGCTTCTGCATATTTCAGATGCTGATTCTTCATGAGTTCCAAACGGAGATTCTATAAAATCACCAGTTGGTGACAACCATCCAAACTCTTTTGATTCGGTATTTGGCTGTTCTTTTTGTTCCGGTCTTTGCATTATTCCGTTTTTAAAATCATCAAGAAACTTCTGGAACTTTTCCATATCCATTTCTCTTTTTATAATTTCCTCATATTTCAGTCCCTTGCCATCTTCTTTATCTTTTAACATCACCATCCGGCATGTGCCCCACTCCATTTCCGAAAATCCAAGTCCATAGCACTCCATCACATAATACAACCCGATTCTCAAATCTGGATCCATCTTGATTTTTATCATATCAATGCAATTCGAGTTTCCCAATGCATCCCATACTATGCGGAAATAATAAGGAAACCCTTTTTCAAACGACTGACATTTTCCAGAACAGTCAATGGTTATACAGGTATCACATCCATTTTCTCCTATATTGTGCTTGCAAGAACTGTTAGTGCATTTTATCTTTCTCTTTCCCATATCATCACTTCACCTCATTTGCAACCTGGAATCCCATCCTTGCCACATTCTTCAAGTTGTTTTTAATCAATGCTTTGTTCGGACTTCTGTGTGTATCAAGGAACTTCCACAACTCTTGCCTTTCAGTCGGTTCATTGGCAATGTAATCAGCCATGTAATCATACTCAGCTTTTGCGACTTTCAAACACTGAATCATGTAATCTATCTTGTCTCCAATATTCATGACTTACTCCTTTACCGCATATCTGCTTTCGCATATTGCAAAAAACTTTCCGTCATGCTCTTCGCAATATCTTTTCAGCACTTCTTCGCAAGAATCATGATTGTCAATTTCCTCTTCGTGAACAACCGTTCTTTTTTCGTCTATTACAAGGCAACAGGTTTTCTTCACAACTTCAATTTCTTTCTTTTCATGGTCTTTCTTGTACTGTTTGAGGACTTCGATATATCGTTCAGGATGTTTTACCGCTAATTCATTACAGGTAATACCCGTGCCATTGTTATAGGCACTCAGCTTGCAACGACTGCAACTCCTTCCCTCACACATTTCGCCTCTAAGTATAATTGCTTCTTCCGCTGTCAGTTCATCCTCTACTAATCCTTCAAGCATTCCGTCTGTCCACTTATAGTCATCTTCTACAACTTTGTAGTAATCATCATGCACGGATGTAATCGTTACGATCTTTTTCTTTAACATTTCATCAACTGCATATAAACCACCATACAGCACCGTATTTTTTAAATCACTCCTGACTCTTACCTTGTCTCCAACTTTGTATTTCATTTCGTGCCTCTCTTTCTCAGTTTTTCTAACAGCTTCTTTCTCTTCTGTTTCTTCTCTTTCCATCGTCTCAGGTACTCAATCTGCGCCTGATCCTCTTTCTCTTGTCTGTTCATGGTCTTTATCCCTTGTACAGATTCGGAATCGGCATCCATGCTGCCACTCTGTACAGTGAGCATCCACCGTGTCCGTTTGAGTATCTATCCCATTCGAGATAGCCATACTGTCTGTCAAACCAATGCTTCTCTGCGTCCTCGTCAAACACTTGGATGTAGCACCCTACACTGTACTCTCTGTATCCGTTACCGTTCGTTGACTCAAGTGTGAGTAGTACATCTCTTTCATCTTCCGGAAGTCTTTCTGTCACTGGTATCCATCCACGCTTACTGTCAGCATTGTCAATCTTGCACATCTTCTCGACATACTTTCTGACGGTCTCTGTTGTGAGTAGGATCCCTTCGTCCTTCCGGTCCGGATTCAGTTCATCTGCCATCGTGTTCTTCAATTCTTCCTCTGATTCGTTCAGCCAGGAAAGAAATTCTTCTGCATCAATCATCTTAGCCATATCTTCTCCCTTCACAATTCGCTACGTATTTGCCATAGCTCATTCCATGTTTTCTTGCTTCCTCTGCAACTCTTGCTAGCTCGTTTTGAAACTTCGGTTTCATTGCGCCTTTTACTTTCTTCGGTTTGGCTTGCTTTCGTTTCATTGCAAGTTCCTTTTTCTGTTCAGGACTCAAGGCTCTGTATCTTGCCTTTCCTCTCTCACAACACTGTCTTCGGCTTCTTTCTTCTCCGCAAGCCTTGCTACAACACTTCTTTCGGTTGCCGACTATCTCAAATTCTTTTCCACAGACTGAGCATACCGCCCAGCCACTTTTTTCCTCTGCCATTCTTAATCACCTTCCAAGTAGCTTGCTCTCCAAATCATCCATGTCATACTGTCTTCGCTCAAAGTTGTTATTGTTCTTCGTTGGCTTCTTGAACTTCTCTGTGTACTTGCCATCAAGAATCTTTTCGAAGTTGTCCGGATTGATGAACCAGTCAAAGTTCAGTGAGAATCTTGCATCTGTCTTCCCTTGAAGAAATTCACTTGCCTTGACCTTAGCAATGCCATCAATCACTTTCTCTTCTCCGAATTGGTCAATGAGTTTGGCCAGTGAAGTGTATCGTTTAGAACCTTGATTGATCCGGTAAATCATTTTGATTCCGTAAGGCTCTAGTTGATTCCACGCATTGATGATTGCTGAAATGCTATGCTGCATTATAGATACGTCAGTATCTATATATTCTTCCCTTCTTCCTTTCTTCCTTTCTTCTATTGTTGTCACTTGCTTGTCACTTGCTTGTCGATTGCTTGTCACTTGCTTGTCACTTTGCCTGTCGATTGATTGATAAGAACAGTAATTATTTACTGTAAATACAGTGAATTTGTTGTATTTTGTGCTTGTCACTTCGCCTGTCGATTCTAGGTGTTTTAGTGCTGTTCTTATTTCTCTAACTGAGAGGTTAGTTTCCTCAGATAATTTGGCTAAAGAAGACACAAATGAACCTCTTTTTATCTCTATTCCTAAGAAAAATCCGTCCTTCCAGTTAGCCTTTAACAGCATGTGTATGAACAATCTGCAAGTGTTTTTATCTTGGTACCAACCCCATTCAAGAAGTGACCGGTTAATCTTTACGTAATCCCCTTTCATACACTTCCATCCAATCTTCAAACTTCATTGTAACCAACCAAGATCTATGATTTTTTCGATGCATCACAGTAGGTATTTCACCCTCTCTCGCATCGTTTTCGGACTGTTCCATAGCGGTATCAATGTTAAGCTTCTCTACTCTCTTGCACTCAATATGGATGCCAGGAAGACCAACTACATCTGCATCTCCATTGGATCCGCAGAACTGCTGCCCTCTTCGGCAATCATATCCATGTGATTTAAGCAGATTTGCTAATTCTCTTTCTCCTTCTTTCCCTTTTCTGTTCGAGTTCATTGTCTACCTCCATGTTGCAGTTCTTGGCTGTTCGCCTTGCTGTTTTTAATGCCCAGCCGATACTCTTCAATCGGCTTTCTTCTTGTCTGATGTACTTCATCAGCATCATTCTCTCTTCTAAGATGTTCATGTCTGGAATGAAGTATCCTCTGCCATCTTGCATATTGAGAATCGGAATATCTCGTCTTGCATAATGGATCATGTCTCTTATCGTTCTATCGTCTATACCGGTCAGATCAGACAATTCAGCTCTCGTGATTGCTCTGTCATGTCCGGTTCTGATGTAATCTAATATGTCAATATCGTAAGTCTGCATTGTTCTCCTTTCTCTCCCCGGACAAGCCGAGGAGATGAATCATCATGGCTCTGATTAAGGATTGTGACATACTGTTTCAGTCAGCCATTAGGAGTTTATATATCAACCTTATCCGCTAGGTTAATACCAGTTATAGCCAAGACTTTCCGAATACCTCTCTGAACTCTTCTCTGCTGCCTATATGCTCTTCAAAATGTTTCTGAGCCATCTGCTTAAGCTGTAAGTCCAGCCCGTGATTCGGATTGTCATGTACGCTCCCCTTCTGAAATTCATGTAAATACGGTGCTAGGGGAATCACATATCCGTATCTCTCTGATAGCTTTCGTCTGCTTCCGTAGAAGATATGGTGAATATGTGGATATGGATAACCGGTGAAGTAACAGTGGTTCATATCTTCTGTGAATACACTTTTCAATCGTTTAGCCAATATCCACACCATACCTTTCTTTCAACAATCTCTTTTCATCCGGTGTAGCAATCTCTGATGCTGCAAGTCCTGCTTCCTTACAGCTTGTAATAAGTCCATCAATGAGCCTTGCCATCTCTGATGTATCGTAGGTACTTGAACCTCTCAACAACTTGTACGTTCTGTACATGATACCGTCTAAGCCTTGCCTTACTTGTGATGTTGGCATTAGATGATATTCTGTTGCTTGCATCACTTTCTTTTCCGCATCTTCCGTATCCGGTACTGTCATGTATATAGGCTTTCCTTCAATGATCTCCGGTTCTCCGTAGTGAATCAGCATCAGATTGTGCATTTCTGCATTAGATGTGTTCATTACCTTTGCAAGCTTGGTAAGTAGTACCCAGTAGTAAGCATTCGCATCAAGACTTCTTTTCTTCCTGCATGGCTTTATCTCAAGGCTTAAAACCTCTTTGCCTTTCAATTCCTCGTAAGTCTCAAGAAAGTCCTCATTTGGCTCAAATAGAATGGTCAGCCTCCGTGTAGCAAAGTCAATAATTGGCTCTTTTAACTTTCCGGTGAACTTCATTTATACACTACAACTCTCCTTCAACTCTTTTACGTGATCAAAAGCATTCTTATACTGGTTAATCGTCAGCGCTTCTATTTTCTGCACTTTATACAATACAAGTACTTTACTTTCATCAATTCCATTTTCAGTAAACAAACTCCGAAGAGAATTAATATGATTTTGATTAATCTTTATATTGCTGCTTGTACTCTTCCCATCTTTCTGATCAGACTTGTCTTGATTCTTCTGCTTTTCATATTCATCAGAATCAGGATCTTTCACATCATCCAAAAGAAACAAACCATTCAATGCGTATTTTCTTGCATAGCTGGATACTGATCCAGTAATCTGCGCTTCATCCATTCCTTTCTTTTCCTCTGATTCTCTCGCATAAGCAGTTACAGAAATCTCCTCATCTGATTCGCAATCAACCAAAGTTGCTGTGGCTTTTATATACACCTTCCCAACAACTTCCACAATTTCGTCTTTCAGCGTCAGAAAGACCTTTAAATCCTTTTCATATTTCTTGAATTCAGCAAGAATCGTCTCCGCATTTCGATAATAGAATTTACCAAATTTGTTATATTGATCTTTGGGAACTTTCATATCCTGCTGCAGTTTGGATAACTTTTCTCCAATCTCCATCAAACATCCTTCCTTTCAAAGTAAACACCAAAGCTTGTCATTGCCTGTTCAATATCTTTAAGTTCCTCTTCTGTAGCAACAACGGTGTAAATTACCTTCTTAGACTCTTCGCTGCTCAAGAATCTTGCCTGTTCCTCATCTACTTCTTTCAGCTTTTCAACAGTCTCTTTCTCCGCTTTTCTCTTGATTTCCTCTTCTTCGAGAATTCTTCTACGTTCTTCAAGACGGATGCGTTCTCTTTCAGCTTCCAATTCTCTTTCTCTTCTGGCAGCTTCTTCTGCTTCTTTTCTCTTAAGGATCTCTGCTTTCTGAATTTCGTAATCACTAAGGTACTTAATTGCTGATGCCAGATTGTTGTTTTCCATATAGAAGTTGAGAGCAGTTTCTTCTTTTTCTGATCTCATGGCTTTGATAGCATTGATATCAGCATTTGTAGTTGCAACTCTGCTAGTAAGTTCTTCTCTAATGTCTTTCATTTTCGTACCGGCATTCGTCCACTTACTTCCGTAGATTCTTTCCAGTGGAATGTAATCTTGCAATTCTTCCGGAACAATCTCTTCATAAGCAATCTGGATCTCTTCTCTACGCTCTTTAATACGCTTTTCCTCAAACTCTTTAACCTTGCTGTCAATTAACGTGATCGGCTCATCGATCAGTTCGATAAGTTCCTTCACCTTAGCTTCGAACTCATCATAAGGCTTCATGTACTCCTTCTTTACTTCGATTCTTCTCTCGTTCACAGCTGCCTTTTTCTTTCTCAGCTCTGCGAGGTCTTTCTTCGCATCCTTCTTTGTCTCTTCTGTGAATTCTTTCTTTTTGTATTTCTCAAGTTCCATTGAAACCTGGTCTTTAAATTCCTCAAAGTTGGCTGTAATTTCGCCAATACTCTGTACTACATCAAATTTCAGTTCCTGCATCTTCTCTTTCCTCCGCATTGTAATTATCTGCATGTCTCTTATGCATCTTGTGTTGTGTGATTCCTAATTCTTCAAAGGACAGCTCCTCATGCTCCCACACCGATGGTTCTTCGTGCTTGACCGGAAGTCCGATAATTGCTTTCACTGTGTCCAGTTTGATATATCCGTTTTCTTCATTGCTGATGTAAGCTTTGAGCGTTTCCATTCGTGCATCTGTTTTGCACAGCTCTTCAAATTTTGAAACGCTTACTTCAAGTGTTTTTTCTAACAACATCGCTTTCTCCTTTCACAGTGACAGTTCTTGTACTAATTGCAGAACAAGTGTGCTAAATCCGAGAATTTTTTCATCAACATCTCTTTCTCCTCTTATGTACTTTTCTACGTTTGCAAAGATGTATGCTGCTACTCCCATAATCAGATCTTCGTCTTCAACGTCATTCATGTAACAAAACTCTGCTGCAAATATTGGAATGATTGCGTTCAGCTTATCCAAAGTTATGGTAAAATTATCTTTTTTCATTGCTTTCTCCTTTTTAAATTGTTATTATTAAGTTGGTTTTTTACCCGAGTGCCTGAAGGTTGCTGCCTTTGCTGGGCACTCTTTTTTAATATCCGAAGATAACCCATGTTGCGATTCCTAAGACAACTACCAATCCCATCGCAACTACTGTCATAACAGCAGACTTTTTTTCTTCTCTGTCATCATGCTCAATTCTTCTTGGCTGTCTCTTGATATCAACTATCTGGATTGCTCTTCTTTGGATGTCGATCATGTCGATCTGATTCATTTTTCTCACCTTCTTTCTGAAATGATGCACACGGAATACATCTGCTTCTTTCCATGCATCTGTTTCTCTTTTTGCAGTAACTACAATCTCTCATATCACTTCCCTACCGATCTTCGCCTTTTCCTCATCAGTGATTTTGAGTACCCTTAGGATTTCTCGTAATTCACTGATTCGGATATTATCCGGCTGACTTAATCTCTGGTACAGAGTGCTCGGTGGGATACCGGTCAGTTTTGAAAGCTTCTGAGTATCGATAGCTGTCATAGTCTTTCCTGACTCGATGATTGCAAGAAGTGTTCTGTTCTGCCTTTCCCTGTCAGATATTTTTAATTTTGGCATCTCTTCTCACCTCTCTAGTCTTCATAATTGCGTGGAATCATGTCCTCTGTCAGTGCGTAGAAATCGCTGAGGTACGCTCCGTCTTCTGTGATACTTAAATCAACAGCAACGTTGTTCTCGTTCATCAGCATGATTCTCAACGCACACTCTTCTCCGATTGTTCCGTTGCCGACTGTTAAGACCTTAAAGCCTTTCAATGCGTGCAGCTCTTCAGAATCTCCATTGACTCTCTTATTGATAATCTTTTTCTTCATTGCTTTCACCTCTCTTCATCAGTACCCCTTCCCTTTCCAGTAGATTACCTTGTAATTTTCTTGTTTAATTTCTACCAACCTCTTCCTTTGCTTTTTCATCCGTGCTAAAATATTTCAAAATCATACTAGGAGGATTAATGATGTATTTTCTGTTTATTTTCCTTTGCATTATCATTTTGAAATTTTTGCTAAATCTTTCAAGGTATATCAACACTTGCGTTTGCTTCAAAAAATATGTTTCTAATTCTGCAAATTTAGAACAATTGATTCCATTTGTGGAACACGTTTGGGATTCAGCAAAAACAAACACCTTGGTGATGATTGAATACGCTTCCAGTACTGAATACGCTAAACTCTCTGACTTATTATGTGATATTTCGTATTCCAAACGAATAAACTCAACTTTTAATCAAACTATTGGCGTATACAAATTTCGTATGCTTCAATGCATTAACCCTTTTTACTGGATTTTCTTGCCACGGTATATTTTTAATTTTCTTGATGTTCAGCCATCAAAATCGACCATTTTGTTATCGACTCTTGCGTACTGGATTCTGTCGACTGTCTGTGCATATCTTCTTGAGTTGTACTTAGACAGTCATTTTTCTGATTTCTTCCATAATATAGTCGATATACTTCCATGAGGAACTTTCTAATCTGGTTCCTCTCCGCCTCTTTTCTGCATGATCTCAGACGAATTGTTTCATCAAGCATTGCCTGATACATCAAAGCATTTACTTTTTCATCACTTGTATTTGTTAAAACTGACTCGTGAACAATTCTGTTCATTTCTTCTCTCCTTTCTTTTTACACTTACTTATTGATTTTCCCAATACTCAGCCCTATACTTTTCTTACAAGGTATTGCCGTACCTTAGTTTGCAAGAAAGGCAGGTGAATATATTGAAATCGTTTGAAGAATTTTGGTCTTCTATCACAGAAGATAAATTAAATGCTATCGTTGATGCCGCTAACGAACGTTCTAAAAATGTCAATCCAAGTGACATCGGAACTCAAGTCGGCATCCAAAGTATCATGATGACAAAACAGATTCTTAATCTTTATCATGATTGGCTTTCAGAACAGCTTGAGAAATAGTTTTTTTATCAAGCATCAGTTTAGAGTTGGGCTTCAAATTATTTTTGATGATTTGAAGCTCTTTTCTTATCTCTTTAAGCTCATCACTTATCTTGATAAGCTCTGATAATATACGTCTCATTTTCTCATCTCCTTTTTATGTTTCGGAAGTTAAATATTTTGAACTTTTGCTGTAAAAAAATATGTTGGGATATCCAATTCAGTTAATTTCAAGATTTCAATAGCTTTACATATTTCCGGCTGTTTCCACGGAATCTCTCCATTAATCTTTAAAGATACTGTTTTTTCCGACCAATTCATAGCTACTGCAAAAGCTCTTTGGCTACCAAAGATTTCTGTAATTCTTCCTTTTAACTTATCGTAGTTAAAAGCCATTTTTATTCCTCCTTTCTTTATGGGTTCAATTTTTTGAACCACTTTTATCTTATCACCTTAGAATGTATGTGTCAATAGTTAAATTCAATATTTTTAACTTTTTGGTAATAGATGTTGAACTTATGTTTAAAACGTGATATATTCTATATTAGAAAGGAGATTTCAGAAATGAAAAAAGAAAATACTTCTACTCGGTTAAAAAAAGTAATGAGCGATCGTAATTTAAAGCAAGTAGATATACTAAATGCCACAACTCCATATTGTAAAATGTATGACGTTAAAATGAATAAATCAGATTTGAGTCAATATGTATCTGGAAAAGTTGAACCCAATCAAGAAAAGCTATTTGTTCTTTCCAGTGCTCTTAACGTTAATGTGGCATGGCTTATGGGATTCGATGTTCCAATGGAAAGACATATACCATCTGCCAAAAAAGATGATAATTATTTTCAGACAGATGCCGAACGCAAACTTATTCTCTCGTATCGTAAATTAAATGAGAAAAACCAGAAAAAATGTTCTATTTATGCAAACACTCTTCTTACTAACCAACAGTTGGAAGAAGAACTCTTGCCTAATGCAGCTCACGAACGTACAGATATAGAAATAACTGATGAAATGAGACAGCATGATGACGACATAATGAACGATGATTCAAATTGGAAATAAATTTTTCATAGGACACGTTGCGTAATATAAATGTATTGGAGGTGTTGCACAATGAATCCGTATGAAGAACTTTTAGATGATGCTCATAAAGAAGGGTTAATCGTAAAAGAAATGCCGTTAAATTCCAATGATGGAAGAATTAAAGGAAATAGAATTGCCATAAGACAGAATTTAGATACAACTGCAAAAAAGGCTTGTGTGTTATCTGAAGAACTTGGTCACCACTACACTTCTGTTGGCAATATCATTGACATGGAGCATACTGGTAATAGAAAGCAAGAGCGCCAAGCAAGACTATGGGGATACAATCGAAGCATTGGACTTTTAGGTCTGATCAAAGCTTATGAACATGGCTGTACAAATCGGTATGAAATTGCTGATTACCTGGATGTTACAGAAGAATATCTGGAAGAATGTATCAGCTGTTACAGAGATAAGTATGGAGTTTATACGACAGTGGATAACTATGTAATATACTTCATCCCATATCTTACGGTTATTAAAATGCTTTAAAATAAGGTGCGGACAATGGACTTACTAAATTCATTTCTAGATAAATTAAAATTAGAAAGTACAAAGAAATTGGAATTATCAAAAAAATATCAAGTTCTCTACTTCAAAAATGGACAGTTATGTAAAGTAACTCCTGAAGAGACAGAATATACATACAATGCTAGGTTTATAAATTCAGATGGTAAATTGTATGATTTGCATGATATTAACGATATAGATAAACTTCCAATCCCATCTTTTTTAAGTTTCAACGGATACGGAATAACTGGAAGTTTAGATTATTTCCTAAAGATGAAAGCAGGTCTTCTAAGAACCAATGGTCTTGTTAATGAGTCTGATCATCTTTACCGAAGACTCTACCTTTTTATGGCAGCTTCAAACAATTGGTTTTTAGAAGAAGATTATCTATGTTATTGCAAGGTATTGCTGCAGGAGCTGAGATTGGAAGAAGCTGAATCAGAAGAGCTAAAGATTAAAAGTTATCTCAAACAACATGGAATAGTAAAAGACTTGTCATTAGAAATTACTAATCTAACTATTAAGAATTGTAAAAAATACAATACGGATCTAGTACAGATGAGCGCTCATTGTTCATGCTGTGAGATATGCAACAAACTTCAAGGGCGAGTGTATAGCTTATCTGGTAACAGTAAAATTTTTCCAAAATTGCCTGAAGTGATTCTAAAAACCGGGAAAGTTCATGATGGATGCAGACATACCATTGCGCCTTTTTCCATCAAGTATAGTAACGCTATAAAAGATAAATTCGGAAATGATGTAGATGTGATTCAAGCAAGTACACGTCCGTATGTTGATGATAGGACAGAAGAAGAAAAGAGAAACTATATTCTATATACAGAAGATAAAAAGAAACGAGACACTCAGATGCGTGATAGAAAAGAGTATTATCGTATTGTATATGCTTTGCCGGATGATGCTCCAAAAAGCTTTTCTGCTTATCGCAGAATGAAGAGAACTAAAACAAAGAATTTCTTATTGCTTATGGAAAAAGCTAAAGAAGTCGGTATTGAAATAATATTAGATGATCAAGGATATAACTCCCGGAAGGGATTTATATAAAGCGTGTGGTGCGCTTAGCAAACAAGGCTATATCACTAAAAGAAAGAGAGGGAAACACGAATGAAAAAGAAAGGCGGATGTTTAAAAACTGTATTAATTGTTATCGGCGTAATTATTATACTCGGTATCATAGGTTCTGTTATTGGTGGAAAGGATGACGGACCTAAAAAAGTAAACAGTGACACTTCTACTGACGCAACGCAAGATACTTCTAAGAATGAATCAGAGCCAGAACAGACTGTATTTAACGTTGGAGATACTGTGAATCTCAATGATGTTGAAATTACACTTGTGAACATCACCGAATCTGCTGGTGGGGAATATACTACCCCTGACGAAGGAAACGAGTTCTTAATCCTTGAGTTTGAGATTGCAAACAACTCATCAAAAGATATCAGCATCAGCTCCGTAATGAATTTTGAAGCCTATTGCGATGATTACTCACTAACACAAGATCTTATTGGACTTCAAGCCCCTGAAGCCAGTGGAAAGAATCAGCTTGATGGAAGTGTTGCTGCTGGAAAGAAGATGAACGGTGTGATTGCATATCAGGTACCTACAACTTTCTCGAAATTCGAGGTTAGCGTTGCTCCTGATTTCTGGTCATCAAAAGATATTCAGTTTGTTTACAGTAAATAGTTAATTTGTGGTGTTTGGAACAAGACTCATTTGCATGAATGAACCATGAATATAAAAGAATACGTTTATGACAACAAACTTTCTTCCTTATCCGATACAGAATTGAGAGCTTATGGAAGAGAACTACTGGAAAGACAATATGCCGGTGAAGAACTTACAGATGAGTTATATACAGAGTTGAGAGATGTATGTAGCGAATTTGTAAACAGAGATAATTAAATAAAACAAAACCGCCCTTGCTACCAACAAGGACGGTTGACGCACCAAACTCCGAAGAGCGGTGCAGATTATATGAAGCAATAATATTGTATCATCTTCGGGGCAGTCAATCAATCAGAACTGTTGTTCTATTGTATGGCTGTTATTTTTATACTTAAAAGGAGATGATTATATGGCAACAGCTAAGAAGTTACCTTCCGGATCCTGGAGATGTCAGGTATTCAGCCACTATGAAATTGTCTTAGATAAAAACGGAAAACCTGTTATTGATCCGAAAACGAAGAAACAGAAACAGAAAAGAATCTATAAGTCTTTCACTTGTGATGATCCATCGGCAAGAGGAAAAAGAAAAGCTGAAGCAATGGCTGCTGAATGGGCAGACAACAAAGAAATCAAGAAAGATGAAGAAGTTCAAATGACTTTCGGTGATGCACTAGAAAAGTACATCCAGGAACGGTCCGCTGTCCTCTCACCGTCCAGCATCAGAAAGTACAAGAGTATGCAACGTAATTGCATGGTACCGCTCAAAGAGTATCAGCTAAAGGAAATCACACAAAGCGTAATTCAAAAGGTGATTAATAAGGCATCTACAGAGCTGTCGCCTAAGTCTGTTCGTGACATGAATGGACTGATCAGCGCGGTAATGAAAAGATTTCGTCCGGGAATTGTAATCAATATCACTCTTCCCAAAAAACTCAGGAGCAACATTTACATTCCTACAGAAGCGGACATTAAGAAGATTGTTCGTGCATCAGAAGGAACTATCATGGAAGTACCAATTCTCCTCGCAGCGTTTGGAGCTATGCGAAGAGGTGAGATCTGTGCATTACAGAAGTCCGACATCAAGAATCACACGATACACGTTACAAAAACAATGGTTATGAATGATGAGGGCGAATGGATTGTGAAAGCACCTAAGTCTTATGCTGGTGACAGATACGTGAATTATCCATCATTCGTAATCGAGAAGTTTTTGGAACTTTCAACCAACACTGTAAACATGAATCCGAATACATTAACAACATCGTTTGGAAATCTCCTTAAGAAATTAGAGATACCTCACTTCCGATTCCACGACTTAAGGCATTACAACGCTTCTGTTCAACATGCGCTAGGAATACCAGATGCGTATATCATGCAATCTGGTGGGTGGGGAAATGATTCGGTACTGAAAGAAGTCTACCGTCACACTCTTCCGGACATGGAAGATAAAATGAATAAGATTGCAATCGACTATTTTGAGTCTATGCAACACGAAATGCAACACGAAGCATAACAATCATTGATTTTACAGGGGTTTTAGCACTTTCTGTGGGAGTTCGATTCTCTCATCCCCTGTTAACTAAGAGGTCAGAAATCTTGAATATTCAAGGCTTCTGGCTTTTTTCATTTTCTAGATAATTCCAATGTAGTCAAGTATGTAGTCAAACAGGAATTATTCCTAAAATGAGATAGCATTTTCAATCTGTTTTTCTTTGTTTTTCGTTGTTTTATTGCTGAAATAATATAATTTTTTTGTTGTACTGATATCACTGTGTCCCATTTGTTCTGTAATAAATCCCTCATCTACATCACTGTCTATTAAGGTTGTTCCATAAGTCTTTCGTATCTTGTGCATGGTACGATGTGGGATATGTAATTCATTACATATTCTGGACAGTCTTTTATTAAAAGTATTTCCTCTGATACGTTTTCCGTTATGCTCAAATAAATATGTTCCCGATGTATTCAGTTCCAATATTTGATTCAACGTATCCAGTGCGGTAGAGGATATGATTAAATCCCGATTACCAGCATCTGTTTTAGCGTGTTCTTTTACAGCTACAATCCATTTATTGTTTTCGTCTCGGTATTTATCTTCGGTATGTCTGATTTTAATAATACGTCCGTGTAAGTCTTCTTTCTTTAGAGTGCTTAGTTCACCGACACGTAAACCTGTCTGAAATGTAAGCAGAATACCAAGATTATAAATATCCGGCTTTGCTTTCAGACGTTGAATGACTACGGGAATTTCATCTTCCATAAACACTTCTTTCTGCTTATCTATAATCTTCCGTTTAAAAAGATTATTCGGCAGTTCTAAATCTCCAAAAAATTCAGTGATACTGATTGCAGTATACTTTTTCTTCTTACCGTATTTGAAGATACCACGAATCAATGTCCGTAATCCGGCATATGCCTTTCTAGTAAGTGTAAGGTCACGAATGGTGCATTTGATAAATACTTCCAAATCATCTTCTGTGACATTTTTAAATTTCTTTTTGGTAATTGAAACAGAAGTGTAGTGGAAAAATCTTTTGTAATCGTTCACGTATCTGTCATAAGACGCTTTCTGTATCTCGCCGAAATCCAGTTTGCGATTTATCCATTCATAGAAAACATCATCAATATAAATTTCTTCCTGTAGAGCCTTGTAAAACTCTACAATGACATTTTCCAGTTCTTCACGGGTATTTCTGCGTCTGTAAAGTCGGTTTCCGTCTTGTTGTGGAAGATACGTGGAATAAATTTCTTTTCCCGATTTGTCTGTTGTTACTGTAATTGCGTAAACATGCTGTGCAAGTATTTCCTTTCTTTCCATATCTGCTATATCATTCAGCATGGTATCTAAAGAGATTATACCTGTTTGGATTGCGTAATTCAATAAATCTGTATCGTCGTAAGCGTTGGGTTCAGTCATAAATTACATCAATATGATAAGGGTATTGTCTCAAAATATCTTGTGCCTATTTAATTTTTCTGTGTATAGTTAATGCCCCGTATTTTTTAATTTTAAATTTATATTGTCATTTATCTGTTATTATGGGCGAATCATTCAGATATTTCGCTTACTCATTATCAGAATAACTCCTTTCTGTTATTGGTAGTTTGGAAGATTTTTTGTAATCTTCATAAATTTTTATCTGGGTATCATTCATCTTTGCCTGTTCGATTAATACCTGTATATAATCGCAGTTATCCAGTTCTCCGATTTTTGAAAATAATTTTAAAGACGGAGCAACGGAACTTTCTAACCAGTTCCAGATACTATCAAGTGTCTTTTTCTGCGGTTGAATTGTCAGCTTTATTTTCTCTATATCTTGCATAAATAATTCCCAAGGGGGATAAGTAGGATAAAGTCTTTTCCGTGAAGTGGATTTGTTTTCCGGCTGTTCAAGAAAACGGATTTTACCATTTAGTACAGACATTGCAATCTCTGCAACATCACGTCTGGCGATTAATTCCTGTACAACTTTATTTGCCCGTTCCTGTCGGAATCGCAGTTCATATCTATTCCAGTTCGGGTCTAATTCTTTGCCAAATTTTTCTGCCTGTTCGTACCCTTTTTCATAGAAAACGATTCGGAAATCACTGTTGCTACTCCCAAGATAAAGCGTGTTTCCTTTATGAACAGGTATTGATTCACTTAATTCACCAGAAGCATTTTCAGAATAATTACGTAACTGACTAGATATTAAGCCTTGCTTTGTTAAACGTATCAGTTCTGGAATGTTAAGATATGGTTTATGGTCATCTATTGCTAAATCAATTCGTGGAAAATTCACATGATACTGACATACCCTTGCGAAGAAATCAAACCATGTTTCTTTGTTTATCACAAGGAAGTTTTCATAATTTCTACAGCCAGAGCCACTCATTAATATCTGAAATCCATTGTACTGCATTTTACCAGTCGGTTTTAGAATCTTGATATTATCAAATCCGGCAACCAGTTCATGTCCGGCAATTCCTTTCCCTTTATTCTGAAGTTCCATAAATGAAAGAGGAATTTTTAGGATGTCCGTTATGACAGTGAATAAATCTACATCTTTCGCTGTAATCTGACACCAGTCAATCAAGGCTGTCAGACTGTTTTTTTGTCGTGTTACCCTCCTGTTAGTATAGGAGGGTTCTGAAAGAACTGATTTACTTCTTTCTTCCAAATAATAATCCTCCTTTGCCGATAGTGGCAGAGCCACTATCCCTGTCTCTTTTACTGTCCGTTTGGTACGGACAGCAAGAGACAGGAAGTTCATATGTTACTATGCATTTTTCTGGGAAATACAACGAATCCCTTTACAGGTTACACGTTCTACCAGTGTAGGATAATTTCCTCTCTGAACATATGGAGCATAGACAGGTGTATCCAGTTCCACTACAGAATATGGCTCGATAGTTGGGATTTCTGTCATTTCCAGTCGAATATCAACACTGTTACCAAGTTTCATACTTCCAAGATGAAGTTTGACCGCTTCGATATCTTCGGTTTTCTTTCTGGTATCTTTGTCATAGCGGTAGCAATAATCAGCTCCCATATAACGAAGTTCCCCGAATACCTCTTTGATCTGTTCTTTTGTTAATGTAATCTGCATAAGCATTATCCTTTCTCCCCGTATCACCGATAGGACAGTCGTCTTAATAAGTATTGAAATCCATGGATATTTGAAGTTTAGTTATTTCTAAACTATTTAAATCATAACATTGAGCAAAACGAAAATCAATATAAAGTTTAGAAATTTATAAACTTTTTATTTTCTTTGCAGAGTATTTATGATATAGTGAGTACAGAATAAATGAATCAGCCACACAGAGAAAGTAGAGGATATCGAAATGAACACGATTGCAGAACGAATCAGATTTGCGATGAATGTAAGAAATGTAAAGCAAGTGGAAATGGTACAGCGAACAGGAATTACAAAGGGTGCGTTTAGTTCTTATCTTTCTGGAAATTACAATCCTAAAAAGGATAAGCTGGAACTGATCGCTGACGCTCTGGATATCAATATTAACTGGCTAATGGGTGAAAATGTGCCTATGGAAAATAGCAGTGCTAAGGATAATCCGGCTACGGGATATGTATTTTACAAAGAAATGGAATATTTATTGAATGACACCGACACGGCATATATCGGATTTCAGACACAGTATGGGGCATTAATCCCAAGATATCAAATATATGTGAATGTCAGTTTAAATGAAATGCATATCGTACCTATTTTCTTACGGGAAGATTCAAAAGAGTATTATCAATATCCAAAAGAACTTACTCAACCAGAATCATATGAGATATTTACAAGAGATTTTGCCAGTATTCATATGACACTTGCCACTTCTCAGATATATTATTATGGAATCAATGAAAAGACATTGGAAACGGAAATCTTTTCGTTTGCCTATTCGTCCGAAAAAAATTGTTATGTAGCAAGTGATTGCCAGCCTGTCTTGTGTGATGAATTTGTCCGTGAAATCAAAAAGGAAGTGCTTTATCTCCGGAAAGTTTCCAGATAACAGACAAGAGGACTTGCAAGGTTCGTGACCTTTCAAGTCCTCTGCATAGCATGGTTGGATTGGATACCGTCCGTTCTGTCAAGGACTGCCCTGACGGCGTATCGGCTTCGCCTTGTTCCTTGACATCACTAGGTAGAAAAAGATAGTATCATAACAAGGATTTTTCCTTTAAACGTTTTCTAATATGTATTTCGGTTAATGGTTCATCAAAATCAACAGTTAATAAAGTTACCCCCTTTTCCCGACATATTCTTGCTTTTCTGAAATCGTGTTCTTTTTGCTTTTTCAACTGTTTTTCACCGCCCCAATGTTTGATTGGATTGTAATGTTGCTGTCCTTGATATTCTATTCCAAGTTTAATTGAATCAATATAAATATCTAATTCTAATCCCTCTAACCATTTAGGACGATAATGTGTTTTAACTTCATAGTCGGGATAAATAGTTTTAATAATATTAGCCAAAGTTGTTTCACTGACCCAAGATTCACCTACATTTTTAAAACCAAATTCTTTTCTTACAGTGTTTTCGATACTTTTTTCAAATTCTCTTCTTGCTTCTTTAGCTTGTGTATACAAAATATCAGAGTTTGGATTAGCTTCACTTTGTTCACTGGCTAATATAAACTTATCCCAATATTTTAATATACTTTGAGGACATTTATCTCTGAGTATTAATTGTTTTTGTATATTAACATGTCCTTCTAACATATAGTCTATACCATATTCTAAATACCGTTGTCGAATATACCAACCATATTGTCGTCTAAATGCAGTTCCATACATTGTTGAACAATATTCTTCTTGTGGTAATTTCCCATTGCATTTGTGACATATTTTACTTTTAAACTTGAATAAAGAAAGTGGATTCCCAGAATTTTTTGATGTTATTTCTTCTATAAGTTCTGGAAATTCGTCCGTTCTTAATACGATTTTTTCGTCTTGATGTCCGAAAATTTCTTGCCTTTTCTTTTCTAGCGCTATATAGTTTTGTATGGCTTGCTTTTCGCAATCACAAAAATAAATATCTTTAGATTCTCTAGATTTTTTAAAAGCGAAGAATCCTCCATATAAATCGGGGTATAAAACATAAGGAAATGGTAAATCTTCTAATGGTTCTTTAGGAATATACTCATAAAATGCATTAGGATTGATTAATTCACTATATTCACCTGCATTTGCTTCCAAAACTTTCTTAAAATGCCACATATCCGTTTTTGTTTCAAATTTTTTCCCATTTAATAGTATGGTGACATTTTTCCATTTCCGAATTTTGGAGATTATGTATTCAATAAAAATAGTATTATCAATATATTCTTTGATGGTATTTATAGTAAAAGAATGGGATTCATTATTTTCCGTATAATTTGGTAATGTTTTAGCTTTGCCAATTATATCATCGTAATATTTCGATTTAGTTTTTTTGAATTCAACATAAACGATATTATTGTTTGATAAATTTTCAGTGTTCCAAAATTTATCCGAAATACAATCTGGTATTTGAGTGTGTTCGTTATATCCCTCTATTGATAATTCCAAAAAATTCAT